CTGTAGTACCAGTTCTCACCAGCGGCACCGCTCACAAACGGGTTGTGAACCATACCGTAGCGGGTCTTGAAGCCGATACGTGGCTGGAAGTCTTCCTCACCAACCGTACGCATCACGGTCAGAGGAACATACGGGCAGTAGAAGTAGCCAGCGTCATAGACGTTAGCACCCTTGAAGCCCACCAGCACCTGCTGAGTGACCATGTACGGGTCAACGAACACATCGTAGCGGCCTAGCAGGCGACCTGCGTAGGTAACACCGATGTTATCGTGACCGAATTCCAGACCACCCGGATTGTCAGCAGGACCCGTGGTACGAGCCGCAGAGTCAATCGCCGAAGCGGTGATCGGGTCGGTGATGATCACGTTGCCCAGACCACGGCGGGTACCAAGCGCAACTTCGTGTGCAACACGGTTGATCATACCAACTAGGTTACGGAAGTGTTCACCTTCCCAACGACCGTCAGAGTCAACAGCCAAGTCATACGTGCCTTCAACCGCAATACGACCTGTGTAGTCGAAGAAGTCAAAGCCGCCAGCCGAAGCGTGGCTGTAAGAAGTGGTGTTAAGAGTCGGAATAGCCTGCGAGAACAGGGTGTTCACAACTTCACGGTTCTGCTCGGCAACCAGTTCGCCGCTCAGGATGTTTGACAACTCAGTGTCGGCATCCAGACCGTGAATCTGACGCAGGTCGTGTGCCAGTTCAACAGTGTAGCGGGCTTTCAGAGCCTTACCCTTTGCGGTAACGCTCATCTGGTCGATGGTGAAGCTAACTTCTGCCCACGGGCTAACCTGAAATACAGGGTCAACAGCCGCGCCAGCGTCAGAAGTGTTAACGGCATCGGCAACACCAAGTGCTTCCATTTCAGCCGTAGTCATGCTATCCTGATTAGGATTAGCTTTTGTACCACCACCCAGTTCAGGGTTAGGAACAGTACCCGGTGCATACAGGTCAGTCTGCGAAGCACCTGAACCGAATGCGTTGCCAGCCGCATCAACGGCGTGAGCCTTCATAGAGAAGATCAAGCCAGTCGGGCCGCTCATTGGCTGAACGCCCATCAGGCGGTTAGCAATAAGCGAAGGCTGCGTACGGCGAACAAGCTGAATCAGGATCGGGTCCCAATTACGCACAGAGGCCGTGTTTGTGCTTGCACCAGCAGTACCAGCGCCATCCGTAGTACCCGGACCAACCGGGTCTTCGTTAATCGGGCCCCACTCATGCAGGCGCGAACCGATGTTAACCTGATTGTCCAAAAGGCGGATAACGTTGTTCCTAATGGTACTATTTGTGATGGGCTCTACACCCTCTGCTTCGATAACAGGCTTCCACTGCTCTTGAAGCATTTCCATTTTTGATTTATCACTCATGATAGTATCCTTTAGTTGTTATTAGCTTTTGCGATTCAAACCGCGAACCGCAAGGGAAATAGGATTGTTGTAATCCACTTTTTTATCATCATTATCATCTTCATTCAAGTCCTTCTCGGGAGTGGTGATTGTGTCACCATCCTTACGATTCTTCGGAGTCTTCAAGAAAGATTCTTTCAGAGTCGTTAGTGCAGACTCAAACTGCTCTTCACTTTCATAATCAATCGAACCAGCAAGTTCCTCAAGCTTTTCAACTTGAGTATCGGTTAGCTCCTCTGACAGCTTACGAATGATGGTTTCTTTCGAAGCTTCATTCAGCTTTTCTTGGAGCGCGGCTTCACGGGCCTTGGCAGCGGACAACTCTTCGTCCATCGCCTCAAGTTTATCAGACAGGTCCTCTAGAACGTCATAACGCTCTTCTGGAACGTCAATGTAGAAATTGTCAAACAGATCACGCATTCCTTCCATGAACTTCTGGTTCATTTCTAGCTGAATGCCGTGCTGAATGGCAATCTTGTTCTCTTCCATCCACTCTTGGATGGCTTCGTCAAGGTAACCACTCATTTCAGAAACAAGCGTCTTGTAATTCTCAGACTTTGCTTCTTCAAGATCAGTTGCGAACTTCTCTTCTAGGTTACCCTTCAATTCGTTGTACTTGATCGTCAGGGCAGACTCAAACACAAGTGCGATCTGTGAACGCTCTTCCTCAGTCAGAGCATCACCGCCTAGTGCTTCTTCAAGGTCCTTGCGAACGGCCTTGAACTCTTCTGCCTTTTCTTTCAGGTCGCTAACAATCTCAGACCAGTTGACTTTCGAAATATCAACCGACTCAAGAATGTCCTTGTAAGCGTCTTCTTTGGCTACCTTCTTCTCAACGAATTTCTGCAATGCTTCTTCGGCATTTTCTTCTTCGATGGTAGCAATAGCACCCTTGTGGACTTTGTATTCGTTTTGAACGATCAGGTTGACAGTCCAAGTGTCACGATTCGAATAACCATTGAATGACTCATCGCATTCTTCATCGTCATCCTCTTCGTCGTCCTCTTCATCATCCTCTTCATCCTCGGCTTCTTCCATGTCCTCATCGTCCTCATCGTCCTCTGAGTCATCTTCGCCGTCTTCGGATTCATCCACAGCCGCTACAATTTCTCCTGCCTCAAACAGGGCATCGGCCTCGTCGGCGGAAAGTTCATGTTGGCAGTCTTTTTCAGAGCAGACCCACATATCTTCCGCTTCATTGAATCCCATCAATGAATCTTCACATTCTGGGCATTTGAAAATAAGCATTGTTAATTTCTCCGTTGTTCTAGATAATATTTATAAAATTACGTTTTTGTTAATCGTGAATTTTTTTTCGCCCTTAAACGCCCTTAGTAATACGTTCCATTGCTTCTTTGAATAGCTTGACCTTTAATGCAGGCAAGTCTTTAGCTTTGGCACTCTTAATAGCATTTCGGACCCTTTCAACTTCTTCTTCATCGATGATGGCACCATTAGCGGCCCATTCGACTCCTTCCATGATGCCATTCACAAACGCATCAGGGGCAGAAGGGTTGTGTACGATATCAACGGTCTTCAACTGATAGTCATTCTGAACTTCGTTGACGCCATTGACTTCTTTAACTGTACCCAGACCGCGAGAAGAAACTCCAAGACGGACTTCACCTTCGATCAATCCTCGGACTTTTTGGCCCTGCGGAGTGTTCAAAACAAGTGCTTTACCGTACCAGTCGTTGCCTTCTTTACGCAACTCAACAATACGGTGGGACGCATTGTTGGGGTCGGGGATGGGGCTCTTCGGGTGATTCAGTTCACCGATAGCACCATTTGTTACCACCTCTTCTTCAATGTACTTGTTGACAGCAGCCTCAAGTACAGGGGTGGGGTAGATACGACCATTTCGGTTCTTTTTCGCGGATTGCATGAAGATACCTTCAATGTAAAGTTTCTTCTGACCATTGGCCGCTTCTTCAACCGTGAACTCGGTCGTATTGTCTAGGTATTCTGTAATTAGCTTCATATGTTTCACCTTACTTGTGCAACCCTTGACGCTCGCCTTTCTTCATTGAACGCTGGCGTTTCTTCTTGGTGACGCTCTTGTTCATGATTTGCGTCTTGCGATTCGTCTTTTGGCGCTTGCGGTCGGCCTTTCTGCGTTGCTGTGGGGTTGTACCCGTCATTCGGTTCGCCTGAGCAACATTTGTTGACCTTTTTGTCTTTTTAAGCTTACCGCCCTTAATGCGCTTGACAAGCATAGCTTCCTTTACATCAAGAACCGCCTTATAAGCTTTCTGGCTCAAAAGGTCTTTAATTTCTTGTTTGTTGATCATCATTGTCACCTTTTGTTTGAAATTTAAACTCTGATTTCAATTCCGAAACTTGTTTTTGAGCCTTCTTACTTAGCTTTTCCTGAGCGTATTTTTTAAGTTCATCCTTGTTCATCTTTCTTAGGCTCCTCAGGTTTCTTCTCTACGGGATTTTTCTCCGCAGGTGGTTTTGGTCGTTCTGGTGGCTGTCCGGGAACTTCTTCCATACCCGGCTCCTGACCAATCAGAGCATGTGTTACAATGTCTTCTGGCTCGGGCTCACCCTTCCAATCTTTTTCAATCTGGCGAACATCATCTTCTGATAGTCGCAGGATGTTGTCTCTGTTCCAACGCTGGCTCAGATAATTATTCTCACCAGTGAAGTCAACAGCAGATTGCAACAACTCAAACCTCTGTCTCCACATTTCGGACTTCTGCAATTCGGCAATATATGAATCGCGGTTGTAGATAAATCCGATTTTGGGCTTATTCTCTTTCCACTCTTCCTCAGTTACCACTTTCTTCAATAGCAACTGGGTTCTTAGCAGGTCGTAGAAGAATGTATTGAACCTTCTGCGTACCTTGTCAACATACTTGGTGAACTTCAATTCATCCCTTGTAACTTCACCTGACACACCGATACTAAACAGTGCGCCCTCTGCGTCCATGCGCGATACGGGGATTTTCATCGCCTTGACTAGACGGCGCTTGAAGTACAATACGTCATCAATGTCACCAAGGTTCGCACCCGCTGGAAGTGTACTTACTTCCGTGCCTCGACCGCCTTCTTTTCGCGGTAGCCAAATGTCTTCCATCATAGACATGTGGACTTTAGTTGCATCAACAGAACCAGTGTCTACATCATAAACAAGACGGTTCTTGTATTTCTGCATAATGTTGGTAACATACTGCTCCGCGCGGCTGCTACCAAGGTTACCAATATCGATGTAGAAGATTCGACGTTCTGGTGCTCGGGTTAGTCGATACACTACCATTGAGTCTTCAAGTAGTGACAACTGGTTTGCTGGCTTAATTGCTTTATGCAAATATGACAGCACTTTACCCTTGTCAAGGTCCATCAGACCTGACGTTGTATAAGCAACAGAATCAAGAGAAAGTTTCAGTACGTTTTGTTCCTGCGATACTGAAAAAGCGGCTTGAGAGGCATCGCCGTAAGTGGTAATCGCTGGGTCATACAAAAAGTACTCATCTTTGACGTTGACGGTTTCTATCGTCTTGCCACCGACTTTCTTTTTCTTCTTCTCAATTTCCCTAACTTTCTTGGTCTTGACTGGATCAAGCCAGTTCAGTTCTTTGATGCCTTCTTTTTGATTGGCACTATCAACTACCTTGTGATAGTAATGTCTTCCGTCAATATACCACTGACGGAAAATCTGATCTCCATTGTCATGGAAGTTCAGGAGACCAAGCAAGTATTCAAATTCATCAGCTATCTTCTTTTTGATTTTCGGGCTGAACTTCGTGTTATCCAACATGATATCCACGATGTTTTCTTGGTCTTCAACCACGATACACTCATTGACTACTTCATCAATGGCGTCATCAACATCCGCCAAACGAGAAATCTGACGGTATAGCTGAATTTGTTCTTTGTCTTCCCTTACATTGAAATCAAAATCGAAGTAATAACTATTCGTTCCTGAAATACCTTCCAGTACTTGAATGTCCAAAGAACCATCGGGCTGAGGCTGAGATACACGCTCTAAAGTTTTAGTCTCATTTTCGGCCTTGGCACTTCGTTTGATTTCGAATCCTAAAATCTGCATAGTATATGTATGGGGCGACTAAATGCCGCCCCACTCCACAATTGTTTTAAGACATTTCGTAATAGTCATATGCTAGAGTCAATGTAAACTCAGCAGGGGTATCATTAGTATCCCACGCCAACTCTAGCGGACCAATTACAGTCGGTACACACCCGATCAGCTTAAACTGGATGATGGTTCCACCTGCACGATCAAGCTGTTTCACAATCAAGTCTTCTTTGTACTGGGCGTGTGCCAGTGCGCCGATGTTCGATTCGTGAGTAAGAGCCTTCTCCTGCCATGCATCGATACGCTTGCGAATGTCACCGTCATTAGCTTGATAAACAGTGATATCCCAGTCATCGTAAGTACGATCACCAGCAAGCTTGATCATGCGTCCTTGATATGGGACTTCCATGACACCTAGTGTAGCGCCGGGTAATGATGCACCTTTCGCCAAGAATGCAATATCGTTTCCGAGGATGTTTCCATTGATCTCAAAACGATTCGCTCTTGCAACGTCTTGTACTCTGGCTTTAAAGTTGTTAATAGACATTCTTTATTTCTCCGTTATTTGATCATTACCTTATTCTACCGGGTTCAAGATCACTTCTTCGAACTTAACGCCAGTTGCAACAGCAATGAAGTTAAGCTGGATTTCGTTGATTGAACGATTCGGCTTCACGTAAATGTCACCAACAAACTGGTTGCTATCAATGACGAATGGCGTGTTATTGGTTTCATCGCACACCACACGGAACTCCTGAATACCACGGCGACCCTGCACATTACGCAGGTATGGCTCAACAAGGTTCAAGAAGTTGTTGCGGGTAACTTCGTCGTTGAATTCGAACAACTGGTAACGAGCAGCCGTAGCAATCGCCTTTTCAATCGTGATGAACAGACGGCGAACATTGATGCGATCAAATGCGCTCGGCTTCGTCTGAGCAGTCTTGTCACCGTAAAGCACCGTACCCTCACCGCGGAACTGTGCGATTGGGTTGATACCCTTGCGGTACAATTCGTCACGCTGAGCCTTTGAAGGATTGAAAGCAATCTTGTAAACGTTCTTAATCTGACCACGGTTCAGACCAGCAGGTGACCACCATGGGTCGCGCAGGTCGTCAGTACGAGCCATCAGGCCAGCAACGTCACCGTTGAATGGTACCCAACGGTACACATCGTTGTACTTGTCGTATTGCTTCTTGTAGTTTCCATCGATAACACCGTAGCTTGAAGACGTTACGAAATCAGCGTTGGTGTCACGAAGAGCAACAATGGCCGAAACTGGATCTGGCAGACCAACAACATCAGCCTCGTTAGGCGACAGTACCGCAACACAGTCAAGGCGAACTTCTGCGATATTCTCAAGGATGTACTTACCGACAGTTGTGCCAGCACCACCCTGTAGCAGGAAGTTAGCGTCAGAGGTTTCAGGATCGTTGAAGTTGTCCCAACCAGTCATGTAGTCAGCATCGCGGGGAGCCGAATTTACACCACCAGCAAGTTGCTGTGTGTAGTCAACTGGAACAATGCCAGTGTAGCCAGTCAACAGCGTACCCGTGTATGGGGCTGTAGAAGTAGCAGACAGATATTGGTGAGAGATACCGTGACCTGTGCCCGGAGGAACAGCGAAGATGTACTTCGATGTACGGTTGATCAACTCAACGTAGTAATCGGTGCCACCAAGAGGCGAAACACTGTTTGCATTCTGCGAACCGTAGAAACGTTCAACAACGTCTCCGTCGATTTCAACAACAACCCAGATTTCGTCGCCGGTGGGTGCGTAGTCAAAGAAGTTCTTATATGCCCATGCATCCCAGTTCTGAGTCGATGGCGTCTGGCCTGCTTCTTGATTACGTGCGCCGTTGAATGCAGAAACGGTAATCTTGTTACCGTAAGCACCCGGGCAACGTGCGTAGAATGGAGCAAGTGCTACATGAGAAGCATTGTCGTCCAGATCATCGCGGTTAGCAATGAAAATAGGCGCACTTGTAATGGTGTCTTCTGTGATTTCCGTACCATCGTTAGGGATGGCAATCGTCTGACCAACAGCATTGAAGGCACCGACAGTGAAGAAAGCTTCGGCGTCAGCCGTACCTTCATCAACCAGCGTTTCATTGACTGTGATTACAGTCGCAGTAACAGCGGCGACAGTGTACATGCCATCGTTGCTTGTTGAACCAGTAATTGTGAACGTATCACCAACACTGAAAACGTTTGTGAAGTCTGCACCGCCAGCCGTGGTAATCGTCTTACCAACAGCAGCAAAGGTCAGATCACCAGAAGCACCGGTGTAATCTGCGGTCGCATTCTTGCACACACGAACCTGTTGCAGGTTGTTAGAGTACGCAAGGAAGTTTGCAGATGGGAACCAATCCCCGTAGTGATCATCATCAGGCTCACCGAACTTGTCAATAAGTGTCTGTTCAGAATCAACCAATTCAATCTGGTTCACAGGACCCCATTGGAAATGTCCAACAGCAGCCGCGATAGAAGTAGCAAGACCGGGAACAGTAAGGGTTTTATCAAATTCTCTAACTGTAACGGTTGGTGATAGTGAGAATCCCATTTTGAATTATCTCCTAAGTTTATTCTTTTTTCGTTAGTTACTTGAACTATGATTATATTTATAAAATACGTGTTTTGTTACCAAAGTTCCTCGCCCGGATCAAGCGTATATCTAGGAGCTGGCAAACCATCATCCATGAAGATAGGGGGCGGCAGGTCTTCAAGTGCTTCTTGAATTCGGCGCTCATATAGTTCTTTCGATACTGCTCTTCCTCCGCGGAAGATTTCTTCAAACATTTCTAGCGTACTGAACCATGCAAACATTACAAGTGTCATAACCATGTCATCGTAACATCCTTGGTCAGCTTCATATGATTTACCTTTTGCAATAAAGGTCATCAATTCGACAATCGTTTGCTCATCCTGTAGAATTAGCTTCCTGCTTTCAATAAGGTCTTTCAGTGTTGAACAACCAATTGCTTTGGTACGTGCGGTCGTGCGCGTACCAACTTCATATTTCTTTCCTGCCTTATAGTTATCCCCGACAACATCCTTTGGATTGACAAGATTGTCGTATTCGAAGTCATAGTTGAAGATTGACGCGACAACAGAACCCATGTCGTTGTTTTCGATCACCACCCATGCTCGGTTGTATTGCATGGCAATCTTCAAAATGATATTAGGGTACATGAACGGGCTGATATCATCCTGTCTGAATACTGCCACTTGCTTGAACGGGTACTCTGTGATATCAAATACTGAGAATGCAGAGTAGTTCAACCCTTTACCATGACCAGTGTCAACCGTCATTGCATAGTTTCTACCCGGCTCGGGCATTTCGAAAATCTTGACATGATCTTTATGATATACTGGGTCTTCTGATACCAGTTCGCGCAAGGTGCTCATCTTGATTAGCGTGTCAGATGAACCCATGAACACGTTTTCATGCTCTTGCATGAATTGTTCTTCCGAGGTGTTAGCCACGGTTTGTTTACGCCACTCTTCGTCGCGTCCCGGTACTTCGCTCCACTTGACTTCCGACGGAACGAATTCTGACTTGCCTTTGATCGCCTTGTTCCAAAGCTGGTAGTAGTGATTCATACCCTTTGCGGTAGAAACCATGATAACTTTCGTTGTTTGACCAGAAGCAATGGTTGGGTAGGTTGATGAATAGAAGTCATCCCAGTTTTCAATCTTGGCAACCTCGTCGATGTACAGAAGGCTTACAGAATCACCAGAGATAGAGTCAGCAGATGTAGCAGATGCATCAACTCTCGTACCATTTTCAAGTTCAATGGTACCTTCGTTCCATTTTGTAACACCAGCCTTCAAGAAGTTTGGCAGCAGTTCATATGCCAGCTTGATACGGCCAAGCACCATTCGTGCCGTCTTACCTTTGTTGGCAAGAATAGCAACACGCTTGTCATCATTGAATAGAATGTAATGCAGAATGTAGATTGTCGCCGTTGTTGTTTTACCAGACTGACGGGCCTGTGTCACGATATTGAATCGATTATCTTCAAACTTGTGTAGCAGGTCACGTTGATATTGATACAACGGAATAAGCATACGACCATCGTCCATCGTTACGATGGTGAAGTACTTCTCCGCGAAGTATTCAATGTCATTGGCGCATTTCTGAATTTCAAGTAGCTGTTTAACCGTGTATTCGCGTTCCGCGCCCACGGCTGGCAGCGTATCTTTACCCAGATAGCCTATACCAATAACTTGGTCGTTTTTGTGAAATCCACTCATTCTGGTGTTACGTCAATTATTCTTTTCTCGGCTTCTTCGGCCTTCTTTAGTTGCTTGAGAATAGCGGTCGGTCCTCCTTGAAAGATGAAAGTGTCTCCACCTTTACCCTCACCTGACGCTCTTCTACTTTCTTCTTGAGCCTCTTTCAATTGATTCTGCACACCCAAAAGTCTTTCTGTCATATCGGTGGCGGTCTTCATCATCTGATTGACCACTTCATATGCTCTAGGGGATGGGCAGGCATTCAAAAATTCAATCATGCCTTTAATCAACTGTTGCTGTTGCTCAATTAAGCTGTAACTGATTGCACGGGCATTTGTGTAATCGTCTTTGATATCTTGTTTTGTGTCAATCTCCGAAACACCCTCTTGTTTCTCAACGGGTGCTTTGGATGGCACAAGGGGAAGATTGCGAACATTCTTGTTGTCGCCATCTTCATCGTGTTCATCTTTTCTGCGCCTGTCTGGGCCACCTCGGTCGAAGCGGTTATGCCCAGTTTCAAGAGCCTCATCAATTATGGATTTCATCAATAACCTCGAATTCGTTAATGTCAAAAAAGATGGCAGTATCTTTACCAGAAATAGCAGTGATACCCAACTTGCGTAGAATGTTGGTCCATCTTTGAGCCGCATTATCTGGAAAATGTTCATTTGGATTGCGTCCGTTTGTTGCCATCCAACGTGTCACATCCCAGAGTATTTCGCTTTCATTCATGCTGTATTTTGTAGCGGATTCGATCAGAGTTTGAAACTTGTTTCTTTCTCTTGCGGCTGCCTCATGTGCTCCTTGGCGAATCAGAGTGCGAATCAGCTTTTCATTGGGCTTATAATTGTATATAGTTTCAAGGGTTTTCAAGTCTCTTCTTAACTGAGATTCATTATATTCTGTATAGTCTTGATTTGTCTTGAGAATATACAGTTTTTCTTGTGGACCATTGAATTTCAGAAAGTGCTTGCCATTAGGCGTATCCTCCCAGAATTCAAGGGTTTCCAAAATCGGGTATACAACCACCCCATTTGGTGATGCATTGCTGTTCATGGGTTTCCAAGTTGCCCTTGTGAAACTCATGAAATGTGATTCTTTGGCGTATTTTAACGCACCATAATAAAGTGCGTTGACCTTTCGGTCTTGCACGTAGTCAGTAAACGGGCGCATGTTATCTCCCAGCTTTTAGCATCTCGTTTTGCGCTTTTTCTACCAAGATGGCAGCTTTCTTGAAAAATTGACCGCCTTCTTCTTTTGACCTGTACTTGAAGCCAAGATCGATCAACTGTTGGCGAATCTCTTCAAGATCGTAAAACTGGCTTGCGTAATAGCTGTAGGGTCGATTTTTATCCCTGCGGGCAAGATCATCTTGCCTTGCGGCCCTAGCGCCATCTTCGGCTGGGTTATACTCGTTGATTTTTCGTTGTGTCATCTTTTTCATTTTACTGATTTCCCATCCCACTGGTGATCTGGGTCCGGGTAAAATGTCATACCAAGACCACTCATGTTTTCGATTGCAACAAGCCAGCCGCCGGGGACTTTAGCCCTACGAACTCTGGTGCCGATACCTTGACTCTTGATTTCCTCAAGCTTCAATAGTTTGTCGCTTTCTGTCTTTTTAAAAGGTAATTCCATTTGCATGTTTTTACTCTTTCGCTTGAACATTATCCACCCCAATCAAACTCCTGTTTCACATAATCAATGGTGTATACGTCATTCTTGTCGGCTGTAATCGGGTTCACAGTCTGGGTAATGATCATGTCTGTAAACGCTTCTCCCGGTGCTTTTTCGAACTCAGAATGAGCGCCATGAATGTTCTCAATAACCTCTTTGATGACCTTAGCATCCTTGACAGGATGGAAGATTCTGGTGTATACTGAGAAGTTTAACGTCCAGATAATGAAACGGCCATCACCAATATTGCCCTCATAGTCAACATTCGTGTTGAAGCCATCAAGTCGGATTGAAATGTCATTCTTCAATCCAAGTTCTGGAATCTCGTTGATTGTCAATCCAATCTGCGGCCCGAAGAATGGTAGAATCTGTTCTAGAATTTGCAAGGCATCATCGATGTTCTTTGCATATAGAGACAGGTCAATACCCACAATGTACGGGACTGGATTATACATTTTGTACCCGGTGCTTGTTTGATCAGGCTTCGGCTGGCGAATATACCCTGAGGTGTATTGCTTGTCGGCCGTATTGTATTGCATACCCGTGAACTCATACGACATGCGCGGAAGAGTGATACCGATACCCGGTGAATCTTCTTTCTTCTCTTCTTCACGCAAGCGAACAAGATAACCCTCTTTCTGGGCTTGTTCAATTGGCACTTTGAATGTCTTTACGACATTACCATCCTCGTCCTGTCTCTGAATCCAAATGTCGTTAAACAGGTTACCGAAGACGGCATTGATTTTGCGTAAAGACGCCCAGTAAAATTTATGACCAAACATGTCTTACCTCTTGTACAGATATCCACCGTACTGGTCGAATCTCTTTTCAAGTTCTTTCATGAATGCTTTATCTGTGACATTGCCACGTGGGCCCTTTGCGGGCTTTTTGAAACCAGCAGCCTTCAATAGATCGCCAGTTTCATTATCGACAAATGCATGGATCGATTCAACATTGCCATCCCTTGTGTTATAGATTGCAGTGTATTTGTTCAACTTCTTTGCAACGAACCCATACTTGTTATTCTTGTAGAATTCTTTCATTCTAGGGTCAGATTGAAGTTTCTGGTGTGCAATTTTTAGCAACTGCTCAACACCCTGTCCAACCGATTGGGTATTTTCGTCAAGATATTGTTCAAATTTTCTCATTAGGTGTCTCCAAATAGAAATTGTTCATTGGCGTCAATTGCAGCATCACCCTCTGTTTCCAGTGCATCCGCATCACCGTACATGTCTGTACCAGTGCCGCCTGTGCTATCATCAAGATTGTCGGTGATGATATCCACATCTTCAAGCCCAGTATTGAAATCCTCTCGGCTGTATTCAAACAGTTGACATTGGCACTTGAATTGATAGTTTCTGCCCAGTGCGTAGAATTGCTCCTCATCTTCGACAAATCGGATTTCTAGGAGCACCTTAGACAATGGCATATAGATCAAGTCACCTTCAAGTGGCTTGTCCATTTCAGTTTCTTGCATGAATCTTGTGGCGTTGACCGACAGGGTTGCTTGGTCTTTGATGTGCAGACCGAACTTTGATAGCAAGTCACCATCTCCGTCATATTGTTCAAATGTCTCAAGATACATTTCGATTTCGAACCCATCATCAAAAGATGAAAGCGGGTCTTCACCGAACAAGTAATCTTCATTCACCAATGTTCTGGGAATGTAATAAACGTTGATACCGTGAACCTGTATCGACTCAGCGTGTAAACCGTCAACCAAATCCTGTTCAAAGGAATTATGAAATGACGAAAATAGTTCTTTTACGGCCATGCTTGTACTGTATCCTTGTTGTGACTATCCCAGTAGGTTTTGTTAATCTCACCTCTATCTACTTCACCCTCGCCCGTGCGGCGGCATTTGATGTAGATTTGTTGACCTCTCCAGTTTGTTCTTATTCCTGCGGTCCCGCCGGGTGCAGCATCATCGTACTGCCAGCCGATGGGGTTTGAATTACTGTCTAAAATGTTTACCCAAGCCATTATTTTACCCTATCATGATTGCTGGTGGGAGCGACCACTTAGTTTCAAGGTCTTCATTTAGCCTTTCAATATCTGCGGTTGCTTCGTCATACATTACCTGTGCGTTAAGTGTCACACCACCTGCCATTTGAATACCGTCATACTTCTTCAAATTCTGCGCCCACTGTCTCTTGATCAGGGCAATTGCGTACTCTTTCAACCAGCCAGAATCCCAGATGATAGCAACATCTGTTGGATCGGTTTTCTGATAACCAATAAGTAGCACGAAGTTGTTTCTGTACCCAACAGGGGAATCAGCTTCAAAATACTCATCATTCACAGCATCGACCGACTCAAGTTCAAACTTGTAATCGTTGATATGGCCGTCTTTGTAATAGGCTTCAACTTCGAATGTCTGCCAGTAGTTCTTTGGTGTTACAGTCTTGTCACCAATCGTGTTCCCCGCGCGGTCGTATACGCGCATACGCACACGCCCGGTGTACGTTCCTGATTTCAGCTTGACGCTAAATGTACGCAAACCGCGAGGATAATAGCCAGTCTCATAAGTGAATGAGGCGTTGATTGGGTTTGCACCCGCATCGGTGTTTGTCAGTCTTGTTGCTTTGAGCGTGCCATCTGGGCGTTCAGCAGTGTCGGCATTAATCGTTGTGCCTGTTCCTGCGTCCCAGTTTCCGTTGCGGAATTCTTCGACAAGATTGCCACCCATTGCATATGGGTACTTGCCAGTGAGGATCAACCTGTTGGATGTTGCATTGAATGTAAACAGCTTGTCGGCTGTGAACAGGTAGCGCATTGATGCAAGATACTCCATTGTAATGTAGTAATCTGTAAGCATCATATTTCTATCTTTGCTACCGCCACCTCCGAAGAATGTGTTATCTGCGTATTCCAAATTGATGCGATATTCAAGGTCATCCATGACTTCTGCATTTGACTTATTTGAATCATTGGGTGACAATATTTCAATGATCGAATTCAATTCCGGTACTTCAAGATAGCCTTTACGCAAATCGCTGGCGCGAATGTGCTTCATCAGGCTGACCATCGTTGACCCTTCGAAGTGGAAATCCTGCCACTTCTTCAAGGCGTCTTCGATTCGATCTTTAAGCTGTGCTTCTGTTACTTCAACTTTGATGATCTTGTCTTCATCCTGCCCCAAAGCCCTCAGACAGTATTCTTTGAATTTTGTGTATGAATCTAACATTATTTTTCCTCAATCGGGCATTGTCTTTCTGTTTCAATCCTGTAAGCATCAAGCGCACATTGCAATTTCTGTGAATGTAGGCGTTGCAGATACAACGATTTCGCATAGTAGCGCACTACCTTATCCGGATTCTCATCGTCTTCATCCGTGAGTAACCAAATAGGCAAAAATGGCTGTTCGATCACAGGAGGCTCTTGAATCGGGGCGTTGACGGGAATCAGCACTTCTTTAGGTCCGTCCATTGTAGCGCAACCAGACAACAATGCCAGAATGATCCCTAAAATGACTACTCTCATTGTCTCAATTCCTCCATTGATTTCTGAATCAACCACATCAGGGCACCTCTATGTTCTTTAGGGATTGCTTGCTCATCAAGCTCCATCAGAACTTTATTACCCTCTTCATCTAATGTTTCAATGATCAGAATGCCATTTTCAACTCTTGCTTCAAGCGCCTTCTTTTCATCCATCAGAACTCGCACACGCTCATTTTGATTGGTAAGCGCATTTTCAAGCTTACGGCGTGCATTCTCTTTTTGAACGATTTCCTCTGCCTGCTTTTCAATCGTATGTACATGTCGGCCGTTCATGAAGTACAGTGTACCAATGACGCTCAACAGTGCCACATATATGTAGAAGTGTACGCTTCTTAACAATGTCATCAGAAAAATTGGCATCTTTCTCTTCCTCTTATTCCGTGAAGTCCCTATCATCATAGGGGCCCGCTGATCGCCCCGATGGGCCACCAGCAGGCGGCGGTTCTTGCCCGGCGCTTCCTATATTTATGTTTGGGTTAACTGGGGGTAAAACGATTGTAGGGGCATATCCCGGAACATCACGCCCCATACCCCATGATTTATTTCCATTGGGACCCCAACGTCTTCCTGAATTCTGATATAGACCGATGACTACTGGTATAGAACCAGCAATGGTCGTGACTAGGGCTGTTTGCCCCGTTGTTGGGTTTCCGATTGGGAGATACCAGTTGACAACATACCAAACAAAATACGCATAGACGATCAAGATTGTTCTAGGAACAACCCTGAATGCATCAATTAATTCTGCGAAGTTTAGTAAGTCTTCTCTGGTCCACATTTAGTAGCCTATTCATCGTTTAGCCTTTTTGCTTATTCATATTAGCGAAAGACCAAACGAACAGCATTGTAGTTAGGCTAGCAAAGTAGTAAAAGATATGTTTAATTTCAATCGGGAAAAGATTGAAAACGAATGCTGTCTGTGTCAATATTAAAATTGCTGAAATCAAGGATGCGAAATCCAAATGATGTTTTGCCTCATAGAATCTAGCATACAGAACAGAGAACCCCATTGAATACACTGCACCTGTTGAGATTACACCAAAAATTTTTTCAAATTCTATCACCTTTGTGGCGATTAAATCACCAACAATCAACCCGGTGACAAACATCATAATGTAGACTGTCATGATAGCCAGCGTTACTCTAGTTCGATACTTTGCCACTTTACAATTAATCCTTTTACTGTTTCCAACAATTAAATTGATAAAGCGCCAAACTTTATCTAATGTATGGTTGTGTGCAAAGCCAGTCATAAACATATCGAACTGTGTCCTTTATTATTTTTCTTTTTGGTGTTGGTCCAAACGATCTTCAAGCCTTTCGATTCTTTTATCCTGTGCATCATTTGTAGATAAAAATCGACTCATCCTGACAAGATCATCAATCGTCAACTCATCGCGGGTAAGCCTGCGCTCAAGTTCAGCCATAAATGATTCCGACTGGGACTTGTGTTGAACAAACTCTTCTCGTAATTGAGCATCAAATTTTTCAATATTGTCAAGACGAGAACTTAGATTACCTACAGTCTGCCCGATATACCAACCAAGCGCGGCGATACAAAGGGGTAGCAGCAATCGAACCCAGATCATAACAGAGCCTAGGCGCTGTTCAGACCCGTTCCCGCTTTTTACATTATCGTTATCTGCCATTTGTGTTTCCTATGCTAAAAGACAAAGTTATTTATCTTTTAGCCAATATCGTCTAAGTTAAAATAGAAAGACAACACATGGCATACCGACTTATAACTATTTAGAAAATCGATTACTTCAAGGCAATGAAGTCTTTCTTTGACAACAATTTGTCTGATCTTGTTGTGACTAAACCAAGATTTACTATATTTACCGCGCCGTTGGAATTATCGGTAATATAACCAGCACCCCTGACAACAATCGTTCCAGCCGTGCAACTAGAATCGATAGTAACATGACCAGACAAAAGATCAATACTCATTTCATTGTTTGCGTCCGTGTAGTTTCTAATCTCTAAGCCACCCGTATACTCTCTGAATTGCATCATCAGATTTGGGTGATTGTTGCAGTCTATAACAGGTGTCCCAGTACCGGGAACAAGAGAGAAGCATTGAATGAATGAGTAAAACGGGTTTAACGACCCGCTTGGTGGGAGAGTTAGTGTACCAATAAAGCCAGTATTTGTAGCATCAGATTGAAAGTTGGACATGTTTTGCAGAATGCCATCCTGCATTGTAAACGTACCATTTATCGCACCAATCAAATGCAATTTTCGAAATGTTGTTGCTCCACATGTCTGTGTGCCATCGAACACCATTTTAGAAGTAACTGGGTCTGCGCCAAGCCAATTATCATCGGTTAGGTTGGCATTTGATAATAAATTCAACACACCCTTTAGATGAAATCGATGTGGTAGATTTCTCTGTGCAACAATCGATTCAGCATCTTCATATGTGTTAACCGGGTAGCTTGGTGTTCCTTTTGGGAACTGAGTTCCAGATGACCCACGTACAATATCAATCCAAACACGACCATCCAAGAAAGACTGGTCCTCAACTTCTTTTGAGTATGTCAACCCGGCTGAGTTTGCAGATCGAACAGATACTTGGTTAACGTTAACAACGTCACCGACATTTGAGTTTGCACCAACAAGGTTTACAGCATATTGACCATCTTCGAATGTTACAGTGTACCCGTTGATAATTTCAATGGTACGCGCATACGTAACACCACCGAGCAAAACGATGGTGTTATGTCTGTGCGTATCTGGAAATGTCATTCCATCCGGGTCATCCTCAAGTGCTTTCAGATCACGCCTGAATGTATCAAGGTCAAGTTCGCGGATTTCAGTAGGGTTTGTTTGCGTCAAGAGCATGTAATCTTTTGGGACGTGAATGATTCTCGCCTCCCAATCGATGTAAATTCCCTCGGCAACATAGCCTTCTTGAAAATATCCTGTTGCAACATAAGCCATAGTTTATGCCCAGAAGTTAGGTGCCTTTTGCTTCGTCGGAATACCCGTACTTTGATAGTGAAGATCAATAAAGTGAATGAACGGGTTAGGAACAGCTCCACCTGAAACGGTTATATCATTTGAGTCAACATAAAAACGTGAAAGAATCAATCCATCAACTTCAATATCAGCAGTATCCAACTGACTCACCGAGCCGCCAGTAACACTCAACGCTGTTTCGGCAATCATGTGTTGATACTGTACCAAGCTTGCATTCTGAGCCACCGAAACAATCTTGGTAGCTGGGAATGCGCCTTGGTCATGCCCTTTTGTGTATGTCGCCTCCCAACCAAACGTTACACTGCCTCCCGTAACAAGGGTTGAATTGTGCGACCAATGCACATGAATAAAAATATCCGTACCGATGGCGTAATCATGCGGGATATGAAAGCGGCAAAGCATTTCATCAGTTTCGGCAAATTGTAACTCCGAAAGACCGCCAATATACGCTGCATAGCTTGGTTGGTTAAGCGAAGCTGGGTCAATGAAACTTACAGCAGGAAGATCGTGCCAACCGTAGTCTGGGTTCGCAGTATCGATACGAATGCCCTTGTTTTGTGTTTTAGGGAAAACCTTGCCATCTGGAATATCACGCAACTCTTCGATGTTCGCGTCCATTTCAGCATAGGTCAATTCGCTTCCCTTTTCTCCTCTTGAAATAACTGCCATTGGTCTTTACCTTCTTTTTCGTTTTAGGCTTTGAATCTCTTGCGTAAACCTATTACGCTCTTCTGCAAACTCAACCACCATCTGCTCCATCACTCGGTTCTTGATAGCCAGCGCCTGTTCGGTTTGAGCCAGCAGTGATTCAAGCAATTGTACCTTTCCAAGATACTCTTCAACCTTTCGTTCAAGTCTTTCGGTAGCGGCAATTTGCAGTTTATGTAATTCTCTAAGAACCTTATAGTTGTATTCCAACTTGCTTTTCGCCGTTGGGATTTCACCCTCAAGTAGTTCTTTTTTCTCTTCGCTTAATTCCATGATCTCTCCATTATATACTGTTCATTAACTATCTGGAACCATAGATGCAACATAGCTTAGACCAGCCGTATTGCTGACCGTAGCTGAAATATTAGCAGTGATGTAATAGGGTCCAGCTCCAGAATTCAATCTGGCTTTACCCACAACAGGGGTAGCGGCTGCAAACGTGTAGCTTGCAGAAATCTCACCGTTTACATCAGTTGTACCTTCAAGCACAACAAATGTTGATGTTGGTGATCCCGTTGCAGCACCGTCGTTGACAACGGTGTATGTATAAGTATTCGCACCGGTTACGGTGATTGTTTTTACACCATTGTACCCAGCTTGGTTCAATCCTCTGATTCGAACCTTATCATTCGATGATAACCCATGAGCCGTATGGGTTACTGTTGCTGTTGTTGCTGTCACAGAAACCGAAACAGAAGCAAGATATGGCCAACCACCTGCACCAGAAGCAACCTCTAGTAACACCCTAGCACTTTGAATATCAGCACCCGTGTTTGCATTGATCGTATTCACCAATACTGTTACGGGGTCTTGTACAAGTGTTACAGAAGCACCCGCCGTGCGATAGCTAATGTTACCTGAACATCCAATCAAGTTGATCGTGTAGCTGTTGCCTGTATTGCTATCTGAAATATAAAGGGCTGAATCGTTCTGACCTGTTGTTGCATTGTAGCCAGAAAAGTCGATACCTCTTAGCGTAATCGATGAAGGTGTACTTGTTCCAAACTCAATCGCATGGGTCGCCGCGGTGCCTTTGATGAATGACATATTATCCATTTCACCATCTGGGTCAGCAGCAACATTGTAAATCAATGCGGCGGTACCGGCAGTACCTTCATAGTTCTTTACAATGCAGCCGTCCATGTCCGCGCCTGCGTGTGTGATCTGCCCGCAGTCATCAAACGTGTTATTTTGAGCAGTTTGACCAGAAGCAAAGGTGACCGTACTTGCCCTATTCACTAGATTGCCGCTGAAATTCAACGTAACGTTTGTATCAGAGAAGTCCAGAACAAATCGGGTTGTTGTGCCCGTGCCATTTGCTCTCAAAACGCTATTGATGATGACACAGTTGCAGCCAGAACCCTGTGCGTTAATTTCATACAGGCCAGCGGGTATAGATAGACCACCGGGGGTGTCAAGAAACACAACAACGTCACCATCGCTTTCGAACCAAGTGGTTGTCGCGCCGTTGCCTATTTGAATCGTACCTGTGCAGAAGTAAACACCAAAGCTGTTTTGCACGATACCGTAAGCCGAGGTTTTATCCGAAGCGGCTGTTGTCAAAAATGTAATCTTGTCGCCCGAAGTACCACCCGTCAGATAGTACCCATCCATGTAGCGCATTACATCAGCCCACGTATTGACAACGTTTTTACCGTTTGTTGCGTGACCAGATTCAAAACCCCATCGTCTTACGTTGGCAAGGGTTAGTGTTGTGAAGTCATCCATGCCCTGCCAGAAGTAAAACCAACCTCCGGGGTATGTGTCGGAACCAAAGAGTGCTTTTAGTTCGGTTGTCGTTCCATCGAATGCAAGTAGCTTATATGGGTCGGTTGCTTCTAAGTTCATGTAAGGTAGGTTGTTTGTGTTGATCCAACCTCTTAGAATTTTACCAGCAGCCGTTACTGGCGCGGTGCCTGAATCATAATAACCCTGCTCACCATCAGTACGAAAGATACCAGACATAGAAGCCGTACCTTCAACCTTAATATCGGTATCAGCAGTCGTTAGGTCAGTCCAGCCTGTATTGGTATCGGCATCCGTCAGAACACCGTCTGTCAGACCTCCCGCATTAAGCAATACAATTGTTGGTGTCGCCATGTGTTAGTTCCAAATAAAAATGCAGCCAATACCAAGCGGTACTGGCTGCATATATTTATGACAAAAGAATAGCTGGATTATTCGTCAGTGATTCGTGATGCAACCGCTGAACCGCCTGCCGAACCCAGAGTACCCGGAGATTCGAAGGTCTTAATCGGGGTTGAACCACCGTCACGAACACGAATCCACAAGCTTCGAGGTGACAAGTAAACGCCCGTAAACGTTTCAGTGTCAGCGCCAGCAAGCGTATCAATGTAGCTGATCATGACATTTCTAGGTGCCGTTGCGTTGTCACCTGAGAAGTTCCACGGTGCCTGACCTGTATCAAGCGTGAAGGTAGAACCCGTCCAGCTTTCATAAGCGCATACCCTGTAGATACCACTGTCAAGCTGAATACGAATCGTACCAGTTGCAGGGGTGTCAGAAGGAATAGCAGAAGTAACAACAACCACAGTTTCAGCAACACCAGAAAGCGTTGTATTAAGTGTCAACTGGTCGTATGCGAAATCGTTACCAGCCGCTTTCGGACCAACAAGTACGTAGTCTTCACCAGATACAAGACCTTCAACAGAGAAGGTAACATTGTTAGGCGGAGTCTGGCTAGACAGGTCAAGAGCCTGCAAGGTGTCAGAAGCCGTCAAGTCAGTTGAAAGCACACCAACACCGTAAGCACCAATCAACGAACCTGTGTACGAGCCTAGGAAAATCTTAGGAACGGTTCTTTGCGTTACTGAGCCAGCAACATCAGCAGTAGCCGAAGAAGTTAAGCCGCGAATTGGTAGATTGTCAACAGGTGCAGAACCAGTCAATATCTGAATGTAGTGATCGCCTGTTGTTGTACCATTTGCAGCCAATAGGCGACCAGAACCACCCGAGCGGTCATTATTCAGAATCGTTACGTTGATATCAGCAGTAACAGCACCGACACCATCAGCAACCGTGATCGTGTCACCATCAAGTAGCGTGATCGAGGTATCTTCAAGCGCAACAATCATGTTGGTTGAACCATTGTCGTACATGACACGACCAGCAGCACCGTTGTTACCGATGGTGACATAATCACCAGCAGAGAATGTGCCGCCTGCAAGCGTATCGTAGGTAATATCGGTACCCCAAACAACAGTTTCGTTCTCAGTGAACGCCGAGCCGTTGTCGTATGCATATGAGTGAGTGATACCTAGGAAGAATTCACCGTTCATGCCGTATAGAGTCTTAGCGGTTCCGTTACCAGTCAAGTCTTTGATGAACTCCCACATGCCTTTCAGCTTGTCGCCAGAGGTGTTAGCACCATAAGTCCACTTGCTGTAGTAAGGCTTCGGACCGTTAGAGTTATTCAGGTCGATTGTCTGATACCCTTCGGTATTCGTTACGTGCGTGTATGCGGTAACAGTAGCTTGAAGCGTATCGTTCTGAGCATCCGGAGTGGTACCGATAGCAGCAACGGACTCGCCCACGCCAAGTTGCACGTTGAAGAAGTCATATGTGTCACCCCAATGGCGGGCTTGCACACGAATTCGCTGTCCGTCAATATCAGCACCGTTTACACGGGACTTGATCAGGCAGCGCATCAAAATACCTGCGGCTGAGTCACCATTGTAACCGCCTGTTGACTGATCACCCCAGAATGGAGAAGCAGGTGTTGTGGTAAACTGGTACAAATCGTTGTCCTGAATTACCATCAACTGGGTGTTGAGGTTGTTAACAGCACCAAGAACTCGTAGTCCTGAGTAAACTGTATCACCGCCAGATTGTGTGATAGAACCATCATAGAAGTATTCAGCAGCCGTATCATCGATATTATATCCTGCTAGGAGGTCGATAATGTTGTCCGTTGAACGACTAGAAGGCGTGGTAGATGTAATGTCGATAAGATCATTACCAGATGCTTGCGGGTCGTCAGCCAAATCTTGCAACCAGCGGTGCAATTCAAGCACCCTGTAGTGGTTGTTGTTAGCTGAGTGACGAATGTCACCTGCTAGTGATACTGTGAAATCGTCAGCAATAGCCATTGTTTTTGTTCTCCGATTTTATAAGAATTCGTTATTGTTATTTATGAAAAAACGGTTAGCTATATGAATAGCTTGCCCTGTTATCCCAGATATTGTCAAAATTGGCATTGCCATCTGCCCATTCATGCACCACATCCTCATCTGCTCCAACAAATGTTGTGCGACGAATTCTCCATGATGGTGCTGAGGTTGCAGTGCCGGGATTTGCCCACCCACGATAGATAAGCGTATCACCAACAAAGTCAATTTGTTCACTATAGTTCATTTCTTCTTCCGCTGGTACTTGTTTGATAATCTGAATGACTTCACGAAACTGTGGTTGAATGACTTCTTTATATTCTTCGATTGTCAAGCCGCCGTCAGAATCTTCAACGGTGATCTTGTCACCCGCTTTCGTGATGACAGAAAGAGGCTTAGACTCTTCACCTACGCTAATCGTTTCACTACTGATCGTTACTGGCAGGTTGCCGTCTTGGTCTCTTACAGAGATTGTCTCCCTGTTTTCCTGTACAACAATTGCATCAACCATTACTCAATTTCCATGCCATCAATTACTTCAACACGATCTTTCGGTTCAGAAATCGGTGGCACAAGCGTCTTGATAACAGATGGCGTACCACCCTTGTCAACCTTAATCGCATAATAATACTTTCCGGGTTCAATACCAGCAGTGATTGTTGATGGCAATGTCAAATGAGCCAGACCATTCAGAACATCATCATCTGCGTGATCACCAGCCGTAGTCATTACTTGCAGGTAGTTACTTGAATCATCAAAGTTTACTCGCAAAATGAAGTAGAATTTCCAGCCCGTAATATCAACACCCTTACCGTAGTCAATCTGGAAGACTCTTGTGTCGCCTTGTCGAATATCGTCAATATATGTTGCCATATTAGTCTTCCTTTACTTTAAGAATGCCGTCGTTTTCTAGAATCTGGCCATTGCTTGTCGTTACTGTGAACGTCACTTTATAGTCACATTCTGGAATATCATCGCGGGTTGGGATTTGACCTCCAGATACAAGACACTGGGCTACTTGACCACTAAACGCCTGACCAGAAAACGTCAGGTCAGTCGTTGGTAGATCAGGGCCATTCTCAACATAGATTTGCTGGGCGATATTGTCAACCGAAACGATTGTCTCACCCGTTTGCATCTTGTTAGAAAAGTCCATTGAAACAAGCCTAGTCTCTCCCGGTTGTTTCGTGATTGTAATTTTTGAAAGAGCCATTAGATTGTCTTTCCTGTTTCTCTAATTGTGTATGTATTCTTTGCCGGGGTTGCGCCTGCTGGAAGAGTCAACTTCAACCACACTCCCTGCGCGGATTGCGCGGTATGGTTCTGAGAGTTTGCCACGTTCTTTGCATTTGAATCGAAGGTGTAACCACCCGGAGCAACGAGCCTTGTATTTCCAACGCCGTTGTCATCTGAACCATCAAGGCTAGACTCAAGCGCAAATGTAATATTTGCTCCGGGGTCAGCCTGTTCAAGAATCTGCGCCTGTGTCAGGTCAAGCGTTGCATGATCGTTGCGAATAAAAATCTTCTCATGAAACTCTCTTGGAGACCCACCAGAAACATCGGCAGAGGCAAGAAAGAACGGCTGACGAATCGTTGTTATTCCAGCCGGGAAGATTGCAAGGTTGCCTGCATTGCCCGCTTTGCGAACAGTGACAGTGCCAAGAGTCGTTCCGTTAAGTTCGAACTTCATCAAACGCTCATAGGTGTTACTTAATGGTACTGTTGTGATACCATTAAGGATTACACTTTCTGAAATGATAGAACCACCAGTAGAGCGACCCGTAACAGTCAATTGCTGTGTGTTGTCGCCATCGTCGCTTGATCGAACTTCAATCAGTCCCGGTGAATCAATGTCGGTAAAGACAATCAGGGTGGTCAAATCGATAGCACCACCAATCTGTGTCGTGGTATCGTCTTCGGGCATCACCTGAGAGCCATAGATTACAATATCGCTTGCTGTAACTGGCATGTTTAATCCTCAAATGTCCAAGTATCTTCTTCGTCTGTGGGGTTAATCCAGTCAGGCTTTGGAAGCTTTTTCTGTGCCCACAAACTACGTAATTTCTTCTGTTTCCAGAAATCGTTGCTCTTACGACCGAATACCCATGCATCCCTTGAATTCAGGAATATCCAATCACCGCGCTCTTTATTGAAGACCCATAGACCTTCTTTATCAGGGGTGACGAATAGTACCTGACCGCCAATATCAAAGACCAAAGTCTGATCGATGGCCAGATTCAAGGTGCTGGCTATATTTATGAATTTATCTACTGCATAATCTAGATCGTATTGGTCCGTTATTGTCGAATCTTTTGTAACGTCAAGCAATTGTGCAATAGGGATGATCTTGTCAATTGACATATTCAGGTCGGTGTAGACCGTCATGCCATTGACAGTTGAAACATCAAGAATCGTCGGGATTGCCGCTTCAAGATCAGCAATTACATCCAAAACATGAGCCGTGTAGACTGTCTGATCCTGCACCACATCTGCAACATAGTATGGCAGCAACGCCCCATCTTCAACCACATTTGCAATTACATAAGACAGCAATGTACTTGTGTCGGTCACATCAAGTACATGAGCATGTGTAATCGCCATGTCAAATAGAACACTGTATGCAATCTGTACAGCTTCGGTGATTGTGACATTCAAAGCATCCGCAGTTGCAAATACTACGGCAATAAGCGCCACGGAATCAAGACGAACCTTGATATCATCAGTTGTCAGAAGAGTGGTCAGAATCGTCGTTGCGTAATCGATTCTTGGTGCAAGCAAATCAGACCTGCTCAACATTGCAAATGTGTTGATTGCCTCATCAAGTCTCGGAGCCAGAGTGTCATTGCCTGCAATTGCAACAGCCGCGGCAACAATATCATCAAGTCTTGGCAACAGCACATCGCTTCGGCTCAAGCTTGCAAAGATATCCAGCACATCAATGATTCTAGGTGCCAGTGTATCAGACCTTGACAAGTGAGCCAAAATATTCAGCGTATCATCCACTCTCGGAGTCAACGTATCGGACCTTGACAGGTAGCCCATCAATGAGAATGCATCATCGATTCTCGGTGCCAGTGTATCGGACCTTGACAGGTATGACATGATAGCCAGCGCATCATCGATTCTTGGTAACAGGTCATCGTTGGTTGTGAACGCCGTAAGAATCTGTGATACTTCATCAATGCGCGGACGAAGATCATCCGAGCCAGACACCGATACCAGAATAGAAAGCGCACCATCAAGTTTAGGATACAGAGTATCACTGGCTGTCATTGTACCAGCAATGGTCATTACATCATCAAGTACAATCGCCAGTGAATCGTTGCGAATCAGGGTCACGAAGTAATTGATCACCTGTTCGGTCATGACAAGCGCAAGCGTGTCCGATCCTGCAACTTGGAAGATAGATGTTACAATGTTTGAAACGTCATCGATTCTAGGACGCAGGTCATCGCTTAAAGCAAAGGCTCGAAAGATGACGAACAGAGAATCAAGGCGAATCTTGATATCATCTGAAATGTTAACCGTTGCATAGACCTGTGCAATTTCATCAATGCGCGGCAGCAGGTCGTCATAAAGAGCCAGATGGCTCATTACATCAATTGCGTCTTGAATTGCAGGCAACAGATCATCCGTGCGCGCCACACGCACAAGCACATCCAGTACGTCAATGACGTATGGTTTCAGATCATCAGTACGGCTCAGTCTTGTAAGAATGTCAAGCGTTTCAGACAACAGAGGCAAAAGATCATCAGTACGAGACAGAGATACCAAGATGCTATTTGTCTCATCGATCTTCGGTAGCAAATCATCCGAACGCAACAAAGTAGTGTAAATCTGGAATACTTCGTCAATTCTAGGAGCCAGCGTATCGCTTCTCGCCAAGTGCGCTAGAATACCAAGGGTATCATTCACCAAAGGTGCCAGTGTATCCGAGCGAGACAGTGTTGCCAGAATATTCAGCGCATCGTCTATTCTTGGTCGCAGATCATCAGACCTTGACAGTGTTGCAAATAGTGTCAGTATATCATCGACCAAATTTATGGCCAAATTATCTGATCGAGTGAATGCAGAGTAGCTTGAAAGAGTTTCAAGAATATATGGTAATAAGGTGTCTGTTACAGTTGCCGTGCCGTAACTTGCTAGGGTGTCATCGATTTTAGGCAGCAGGTCATCGACCCTAGCAAGCACGGTCACGATAGACACGATGCCATCAACTGCGATAAGCGCCGTGTCAACCCTTGACAATGAGACAAGGATATTGAACACCTCATCAATACGAGGTGCAAGTGTATCCGACCTCAAAATCTGTGAAAAGTTTGAGACCGTTTCGTCAATTCTTGGAGACAATGTATCCGTGCGCGTAAGCGTGGTAAGAATTGTCAGGGCATCATCGATTCTCGGTGACAATGTATCAGAACGGCTAATGACAGTGACAATATCAAGAAGGTCATCAATGCGCGGCGTCAATGTATCGCTTACACCCGCCGTGCCTGAACCATAAAATACATCATCAACCCTAGGCAGAATTACATCAGCCCTGTTGCTGTACAGCTTGTTTGTGCTTTGATCATCAACAACTGGCAGCAGATCATCCGAACGGGTCAAGTAAGTCAAGATGGTCAGAACATCATCAATTCTAGGCGACAATGTATCAGTGCGAGCCAATGAAACGAGAATGGCAATGGTAGAATCCAAGCGCGGAGACAAGGTATCTGAGCGAGTCAATGACACCAAAATCTGAACGATTTCATCAATGCGTGGCAGCAGTGTATCGGATACGCTTGCCGTACCTAAGCCGTAGAATACATCATCAATGCGCGGTGCCAGCGTATCGGCGCGAGACAGATACGACATAATAGTCAGAACGTCATCAATGCGCGGTGCCAGAGTGTCCGAGCGATTCAGATAAGAAACCAATGAGAATACATCATCAATTCTTGGTGACAGTGTATCCTGACGGAACACCTGAACAAGCGCCGATAGATTGTCTGTGATCAACGGCGATAGGTTATCGGTGCGCGACAAGCTTACCAATAGGTCAGTTGCATCGATTAGATTGAATGTCAGTGAATCAGATACAGCCTTGTAGATAATCGACAAGGCCGAAGTAAGAATAGGGGTTACATTTACAAATGTGGCAGCATTTACCGCTCCCGGACCAGTAAAGCGAATTCTAAATTCATAGTCAGCCAGAGGTTCAGAATCACTGGTTAGCTTAATGCACCATTCATCTTCTCGGTACTCTCTGTAGCCCAAGTTTTGAGAGTTACCGGGATTCTCATCATCCTGAATACGACCAGTTCCATAATCAGCAGTTGTTTTTCCAGCAGGTGGTGTCAATTGTGGGGTTGTGAACTCACCACCAGCAAGAATGTTTGGAGAGTCTGATAGTCTAATAGCATGTGCGCGGTGCATACCGACCTGCTTGCTTGCTCTTTGGCCGTTATCATCTGTCACAAACAAATACAATGTATCACTTGGAGTCAATGCACCCAGAACACCGGTGAATTGAATTGAAACGTTAGACCAAGATGTTATGGTTTGTTGTACAAGCGTACCAGCACCATAGGCTGCATTGTCACTGACTTCAACCTTACCCGTTCCCTGAACATCGCCAAACCCAGAACCAGCTACGGTTACACCAGTTTGCTTATCATCAAATGGGTCTGGCGTCACGGTAGTAATAGATGGGCCCATTAAACTTGCATCTGTTACCGTAACAGTCAAAGTATCAAGCACACTAATCAAAGCAACGAGATTTCGAACATCCTGAATAGTTGGCTTGATATCATCTGAGGTTAGAATCTTTACAACCGCATTAACGGCTTCATCAATTCTCGGGCGAATAAAATCACTAACGGTAAACTGTGACAGTGCAAAAGATGACTGATCAGACAATGCAATTGCAAGCTGATCGGTTCTTGCCAACGAGGCAAGTACAGCAAACACTTCATCAATGCGAGGTGCCAGCGTATCGCTTCTTGCCAAGGTTGTTAAAATTGTTGCAATCTCATCAACCTTTGGTTTCAGATCATCGGCTACTGCATATTTTGTGAAGACATTAACAACGGTTGAAATATCATCAATACGTGGTTTGATATCTTCTGTTCTGGTAAACTGAATGGTCGGAAATGATGAAGTCTCAGGGTCAATCTTAGGCCTCAAATCATCCGGGCGCGTAAACTGAATGGTTGGGAATGAAGATAACTCCGGGTCAGCTTTCGGGCTAAGAGTATCAGAAACAGAAATGATGGTCAGCTTATTTGTAGACGATGATTCAGTAAGTGCAAGTGTAATTGCATCGCTAACCGACTTTACAATATTCGAATCGGCAACCCATTCAACAGCACCAACAAATAGATCGCGGCTGCCACCAACTTGACGTATCTTGATTTCGACGCCCGAGCCGTCTGCATTTGTGAACCCAGAATAAGTCCAATTAGCAGTTACCAACTCACCAGTTGTTGTTGATGTGTTGCCTGTGGCGATTGCAGATGATCTTAGCGTACCATTCTCATAAACATCAATTGCCCAGTCGGCTGATTGGCCGCCTCCATTCTTACCGAGCCACACACGAAATTGCTGTGCGTTAGTTCCAGTAACAGGGTTGCCGCTAGGTGAAGTGAAACCTACCAGCAAATCAAGAGCATTACCAGAGCCGTCAACTTGAGCGGCATCTGGGCTGTCTGGATCATCATCAATATCAGTACCGGCACCCGTTCCATTTGTTAGGGTGAATGTCTGACCAGATGCCCAATATAGAGATTCAATTGCCATTTTAGATTACCACATCTCGCCATTCCCAATCGGGGTCACCCACTTTGCGATATTGAAGCACAAATTGGGTTACACCAGTGTCACCATCGGTGTCTACTTGTATTCTTAGTCTGGTGTTAATGTTAATTTCTCTCGTTACATCGGTGTTTTCTGAATCAAGCCATGTTGCGGTTGATTCGCTTCCATCATCCGAACGCCAACGATAACGACCAACGATGAATGATAGAATGTCAAATATGTCATCTATAGTTACGCTCAGTGTATCGCTTCGGATAAACGCCGAAGCGATAGCAATGGCTTCATTCAATGTCGGTTTCAAATCGTCACTCAAAGCAAACTTGATCAAAACCGCTATTATGCTTGCCGTATCATCGATCATCGGAAGCACATTATCTGAAACATCCAGTCTAGACAGGATGCCCATAATGTCATCGATTCTCGGCAACAGTGTATCAGACAATGCCAGTTTCGAAAACACCTCAACAATATTTGAGGCATCATCAATTCTCGGGTATAGCGTATCTGATCTGGATGAAAATGCCAGAATCGTGTTCAGGTCATCTATCAATTGCGGGCTAAGTGTGTCAGCCCTTGCAAGAGTGACAAACAAAGCAACTGCATAGTCCAAACGCACGGACAGTGTATCTGCCCTTGACAAGCTTGAAAGAATCTGATATGCTTCATCGATTCTAATCAACAGATTTTCGCTTCGTGACAATGCAGAGAATAGCGCAACCGCTTCTGTAATCGATAGCGTCAAGTTGTCTGTTCTGGTCGAAGCCGAAGCAATAGCCGCTACAAGATCATCAATCTTCACATAAAGCGTATCGGATGCCGATTTTGGTATAGCTGGTGATTGCACCGTCCATGCTGGTAGAAATACTTCTGTCAGCGGGGTCGTTGAAGCAACACCAGTTACAACAACCCTGAATTGATATTGCTGGCCGAGAGTTGCACCGTCAAGCGCAATCAAAGCCCATTCATCTTCGCGGTACTGATTTCGACCAACGTCTACCGCATCACCGGGATTCTCATCATCCTGAATACGACCACCGCCAAAGTCACCTGTTGACTTTCCAGATGGCGGGTCAAGTTGTGCCGTTGTATTTTCACCACTTGCTACAATGTTTGTAGAGTCTGCAAGTGCAAAAGCTTGGGCTCTATGCATACCAACGACAATACTTTCATATACAGTATCATCCCTTGTAACCCATAGATACAACGTAGGGCTTGGGTTCAAAGCCCCAATAACGCCTGTAAATTGAATCTCGGCATTACCCCATGATGTAACTGTTTGCTCAACAACAGTGCCTTGTCCATAAAGTGCGCTATCGCTTACTTCGACCTTTCCTGTACCTTGAGAAGTTCCGAAACCAGAACCGGCAATAGTCACTCCTGTCATTTGATCATCAAACGGGTCTGGAGTAACACTCAGAATAGAAAGCGTGAAAATCAGCGAGTCGGAGATTGCTGGTCGCAATGTATCCGAAACTGCAAACAGCGCCAATAGATCGGAAACATCATCAATGCGAACTCGGATATCTTCCGCTCGGCTCAAAGCCAGAACGTTACCCGGTGTTGGATCGTCAAGTCTAGGCAGAATGCTATCTTGCAACCCAATCTGTTTGAACAGGGAAACAACATCATCAATTCTCGGCCTGATATCATCGGCCCTAGATGAGGTTAAGAAATTGATCGGAGATGGGTCGTCAACTCTTGGGTTAATCGAATCGGCCGCCGATTTAAATACAGTGATCGCAAGACTTGAAGTTTCAGTAATGCTAGGCGCAAGCGTGTCTGTTCCTGATTTCGTAATAACGTAATCAGCCACCCACTCAACCGCACCAACATCAATATCTCTTGACCCAGCCGTTTGGCGAATCTTGATTTCTACACCAGAACCGTCTGAGTTTGAGAAGCCAGAATAGGTCCAATTTCCCGTTACTAATTCACCACCAGTACCGTTTGAGATTGTGCCTGTGGCAATCGCCGATTGTCTTAACGTGCCGTTCTCATAAACGTCCATTGCCCAGTCTGGGTTGGGGCCGTTTGATGCTTGTCGAATCCAAGCACGAAACTGTTGAGCATTCGAACCTGTTGTTGGCGGTCCGCTAGGTGTTGTAAAGCCAACAAGAAGATCAATTGCGTTGCTTGAACCAGTAACCCAGTTGGCATCTGGGCTATCTGGATCATCATCAATGTCCGTTCCCGCGCCCGTACCATTGGTAAGCGTGAATGTTTGTCCAGATGCCCAGTATAGAGATTCAGTTGCCATTACTCAACATCCCTCCACTCCCAATCTGGGTCGCCGACAGGCTTGTATTGCAATTTAAGCTGTAGGGCTGGTGCATCGCTATTCGTGTCCAATAGAATTCGCAAACGAGTGATCAGGTTCTTTTGCCTGTCAAGATCGGTGTCTTGTGCTTTCAGCCAAGTTGCAGTAGATTCCGAACCATCATCGGCACGCCAACGGAAACCTTCAAGTGTCAACCATAGAATTTCTGCTAGTTCTGTCAGATACGGTAGCAGATCATCAGAAACGGCAAATCTGGCCAGCAGGTCGGAAATATCATTAATGGTGATATTCAACAAGTCAGAACGAGCCAATGATGACAGAATATTTAACGCATCATCAACTCTTGGAAGAAGCGTGTCAGACCTTGACAGGAATGAAACGATATCCAATGTATCGTTCAATAGAGTATATAGCGTGTCGTTTACACCAAACGCGGCGGTGATAACACTCAGTTCATCAACCAGAACTTTCAGGTCATCCTGTGCAGACAGGCTAAGAATAATTGCCCATGTTTCAGAAATGGCCAGAAGAATATCATCTGAACGAGACATACGCAACAGGTTGTAAGTAAACTCTGCAACAGCCAGCGTCAGACTATCAACCCTTGAAGACCTCAATTGGTTAATGATCGATTCTGTGATTTTCGGATTGATACTGTCAGCACGAATAAACATGTTGACCATATCAACAGCACCTTCAATAACTTGGGGTGAAAGCGTGTCTGTTCCGAACACCTGAACAAGGGCGTCCGCGGCGGTTGCATATGTCGTTGCAAAACCAAATGAGTTTGCCGCAAATGTATCAAAGTCACCAATCACAACACCATAACGATCAATCTGATCTGGGTATCTGAACAATGCATTTACGTTATTATCTTCTCTTAGACTCTCCACTTGCGCGTATGTGTAATCAACATCAACGAAATCCCACTGCAAGAAATCCCACAATGCAATGTGAAGGATATCCAGAATTTGAGCCGCGCTTTCAGTAATGCGCGGTCGAATGAAGTCACTGGCGACGATCTGAACGAACTTGAACAGTGAACCAACATCATCGATTCTCGGTGCCAGCGTATCAGAACGAGCCAAAGAAACAAGAATTGCAAATGCTTCATCCAATCTAGGCTTGATATCATCCGTGCGCGCCAGAGACACCAACAGGGTGTACGCTTCATCAATTCTTGTAAGCAAACTATCAGATCGTGTAAACTGAATGGTTGGGAAACTTGACACATCCGATAGAACAAGAGAGACCGTATCTGATCGATTCGAACTCAAAAAGTGAGCCGTTGTTTCAGAAGAAATGTATGGAGATAGCGTATCCGTTCCAGCTTTCTGAATAACACCAAGAACCGTTAGCTTTGGAATTACAGTGTATGTTGTTAATTCGGCACTTGCAGTTTGTTCATCATATGAATTATCGACAACCCTGAACTCATACTGAGCATCTTCTATCGAAGCATTTAGAGCCTTAAAGCACCATTCATATTCCGTATAGCTTCCCGCTGGAACAGAATACCCCATTGTAATGTATGTTGAAAAGTTTGGCGCCGTATCGAAGAAATATCCAGACTTCCAAGATGGTGAACCTGCCGGTGGTGTCAATCTACTTGTTGTTATGCTTAATTGGTTCGCAACATTTGGACTATCGGCAAGGCTGAATGCAAGTTCTCTGCGAATGACAACAGGGTAAAGTGAATCTTGCTCAGCCGAAGCATTCGTTGTTACAAACAGCCAATATGTTCCGGGACCGGCAGCAGGAAGAACACCTGTGATTGTAATAGAAGTGTCACTCCACGCCGTAACGGTCTGTGCTGTTTTTGTTCCGCTTGCATATACGGCATTGTTTACAAGTTCAACTTTACCTGTACCCTGAGAAGCACCAAACCCCGCACCAGAAATAATGATACCTGTTTCTTTGTCATCAAAAGGATTCGTATCAATGCTTGTGATCCACATTTGCGGAACACTAGAAGATTCCGTGATTGCAAGAGTGATCGAATCACTTACGGCTTTTTGAGTGACATTGTTTTGAGGTGTTCCATCCGTCCAGAATGTACCATCATCAAGTTGGTTATTGTATTCTGTGATATATTCATCGGCGCTAGGTGTTGTCGCAAATTCAATGCGAATTTCTGACAAGTAACCTTCATATTCAGCAGCCGAGTTTGCATCATTTCTAGCACCAATCCAAACTTCATCGGCGGCCGTACCAAGACCCCATGTTGATGCTGTTCCGGTAGTTCCAAGCGTACCACCATCAACACGCACGCCATCATGTGATGGTGTAGCACCTCCGCTGAATTCACCGCGAACATAATGCCATGCTGAGTTAGAGGCTGTTTGATATGCACCACTTGTAGCCGTTGAGCCAGCAAATGCAACCCAGTTTGCACCTTCACTGGAGTTTGCAATCATCTGAATAGATTCAGCAGGAGACAACGTGTTTATTTGAATAGCACGACCATTCAATGAAGCAACATTATCTTTATTCGCCCAGAATGTAATGGTGCAGTCGGTTGTTCCTAAATCAAAGGCACTTGATAATGCAAATTCATAATGTTCGGTTGTTGTATCGAAGTATCTTGCTAGGTTTGAATGTCCAAGGTGGTTAGTTGATGCCGCCGGTGCACCAGAAACGGTTGGTGTGTAATTTCCCGTAGAATCTGTTACACCACCATCATGAGAAACAAACTCATAATCTGACCATACGGCGTTGCGTCCATATGTGTCGGTTGTTGCATATGCATTGGCAGAAGCATTCTTCCACCACATGTAAATCGTAGTGTCTACATTATATTGCAGTGTAGGAATTTTTACCCAGATTTCACATGTACCAGAAGGGGAACTTTGTGTAAATGAAACAATTTCAAATGCAAGTTCTGTAGTACCAGCCGCATCGGAAGTGAAACGAATATCACCACCGTCTGATTTTGGTCTATTTGAATCGCTACTGTTCAGAATTTCAGAAGGTAGGTCATTTTCAGTCAATAGGGCAGGGAAGTTTGTCAGGTTCACTGAACCTGAAACTTTACCATTCGCTACTGTCAGGGTACAGTATCTTTGCCAGTTGGCATTAACGGCCATTACTCAATAGGTCTCCATTCTGTGTCGGGATCACCAACTTTGCGATATTCTAATCTTAGTCTATTGCCTACGCCAAATCCAATTTCCCAAGTGACAATAGTCCTTAGCCTTGTGTTGACGTTTTTGCTTCTTGAAATATTTGTATCCTGAGCGTCAATCCACGTTGCTGTTGCTTCCGTGCCATCGTCGTTTCTGAATCTGAAACCTTCTTGTTCAAATATGGCCGAGGATGCATGTGGCCCGCCTGTAATATAAGATGGGTCTGATTGATTGGCATATTCGGTTGCAATCCAATCATCTGTCATCCCACCTTTACGAAGTCGGCACATAATAAGATCACCAGCATAGTCAAATGCAGGACCTGATACATAAGAGTTTGCACCTAATGTAAATGCATCATTCTGAGTCGATACAAACCATGTTTGTGTATGTGCATTTTGATATTTTGTACCGTTGACATAAACAGCATTGGCGGCACCATTTGAAAACTTACCAACCACACATTCAAAAACTTCGGCTGTTGGGTTAACATCAGGTCCTTTGGACACCATATTTTCCATCGCTTGAAATCATCAAAGCGAAACCGCCAATGTCTCCTGCGTTATGGATATCACCTTCGGCTGTGCTTGGGTTCTGTACGCAAATCATCATTTCAGAAGCCGGGGATGCATCTGGGTTTGCCCAACATTGCAAGAACCAATCACCATCACCAAAATCGATACCAGAACCCGTTGGGTCAACTCTGATATAATCATCGGTACCTGCAAAATAGGTAGCTTTAGAAAGACCCCAAGGATCGGTTTGGTTTGTTGTTAGTGATCCTGTAATTGCTCCAGAATAGTATCTCATGCCTTGATCATAGCTATAATAGTTGAACACAAATTCATAATCATACCAAGTCAATCTACACTGTGATGGGAGAATGGTGCTATTAATTTCACCTAAGCTGTTTCCAATTATCACCGATGCGGAATCATACCAAACATAGATGACAGTATCTTGGTTGTGATACAATGTCGGTACTCTCACAAAACACCCAATTATCGGTGCTGTTGGTTCACTGTTTTTTGTTACCTCCAAAAAACAATGAGGGATGATTTCGTTCCCTTCTGGATCAGAAGTGAAAATAATATCGTCACCGCTGGCATCATAAGTGTCAAAAACATCGCTTGTGTTGAAAGTGTTAACGGGAAAGTTTTCACCCTGTAGCATAACTGGGAAATTTGTCAAGTTCGCAGTGCCAGAAACCATATCCTGACTGATCGTAATCTTTGATCTTGATTGAAAACCGTCTCTCCAATCTGGATATGAGTCAATGAAAGTGTTGTTGGTATGGTTATAATTTCCGACAAGCGTTATTGAGATACCAATGCCATCATAATTCGTTGTAGGTGTAAACGTAACATCTGGGATTACTGTCGTATTGTCGAACAATGATCGTTCGGCTATTACTGTGCTTAGACCAGTGACTTGAGTATCAACCTTTTCTGTATAGCCAGTGCCCGATGTTGAGCATCCGCTTGTATTTCCTTCAAAGGCTGCAAATGCAATAGTTGTTTTGAAGTCATTGCTGGAGTTGAAACTCTTCCCATTAACAACAATGTTAGTTTCAGAACCGACATTTTTCTTCACTGGGTTGCATACCCCATCCAGAAAGAAATAAGAACAAACATCGGTTACGGTCATGTAATGTCCAATAGTGGTGCATGATGCACTTGTGGAAATCGTAACGTCACCTTCACCTAAATCGTTGTATTGGTTTTTTATGAATCCAGCTATCCTACATCCAGTGCTGGCTGAGCCATGTTCAAACATTTTAAGCCAGCCAGCCCCTCCAGAGGAAATGCTTATTAACTCATTTGTTGTGTCAGAGGCAAGATTGGCTGCTACAAGCAACACAAGACATTCATTTCGTGCAGGGGCGGATGCGCCGCTAGGCATTGCCATTACGTGTGAAGTACCCGCACTTGGGGTTGTTGTTTGAATGTTTTTGATTGCAGGGGACTTACCATAATAGGCAGTCACATAGACGGTATCAATATAGAATGTTTCAGTAACGCCGCCTGATCCATTTGTCACATATAAATCAACACCGAAGGCTGAGTTTTTTACTTCCGCGGCAGTAAGAGCAAGACCGAACGTATCACCAGCGGAACTACCTGCGTATTCCGTTGCTTCGGTTGTTTGTGTTACGGGGTCATTGTTTCCTGTTGATGACCCACCAGAGGTTGGTCCATAGATTTCTTCGTATAGCGTTATTGCAGTACCAACAGAGGTATAGCAATAAATGTAGACATAAATGCTAACAATTTCGTCGGTGTCGGCCATGGCATCAAAGCCAAAACCAGATACGCGGATTGTATCAGAGGTTTGACCTGAATTCAGAGTAACGGAAGCATAGTTGTTATCATTTGCATAAAGATTTGTCAACCCAGTCCAAGCTGCATCTCCCGTATTAACAACAGAGTTTGCGGTTGGGTATTTGCCTTGCGAAAGAGACATAATTTGATCCTAAAAGACTTTACAGTATTTAGACACAAAAAAAGGCAGGCCGGGATATACCCAGCCTGCCTTCCACGAAGATTAGAGTTGTGCTAGTATTACGTGCCGATTGCGACAGTAAGCGTAGCCGTGATTTCCCAACTCTGAGCAGAGGTTTTGGTACCAAGCGACTCAACCTTACGGTTAAGCATGATATCACCACCTGTCGGTGCAACACCAGCAGAGTTGAATACACCCCATTCGTTCCAAGCAAAGTTAGCTTCGGAAGTACCGAACGTAGCAACAAACGTAAGAACGTTAGTAGCAATGGTAGGTGCGCTATCAACAACCGAATAGGCTTTATTCACACCGGCGACAAGGTCTGTCTGCGTTGCAGCATAAGCCGTTGCAGAATCACCGACACCGATGGTTGCATTCGTCACATCGAAAAGCGTAGTAGGGTTGGCGATCAATGCATTCGCCATGTAGTTACGACCTGTGTTTACAAGAGCCATTTGTTATTCTCCGTTATACATCTGTAATAAATTCTTGAACTTCAACTGGCACAGACTCAGGCAGTCTAGGACCATTGAACTTTTTGAGTCTAATGCGACCCTTAATGGAAACTTCGGTATGATCACGTTTGCCGTCATTCAAATCTTGAATCAAGGCGGCAATACCCTGAGCGAACTCAGCACGACCCTTACCTTCACTTTCAGACTGTAGCTGGGCCAAAACGGAAAGAAGTTCACCCTTTGTCCCAAATTGCTTGCCTTTATCTTTTGCCATGATATTTGTTCCTGTCTATATTTAGTTATTTATGATTTCTTCGGTCGCAGGTTTGAGTCGGCCGCGACAATTGTACGATATTCCTCAAGTGCTGCCTGATACCAATCAAGAAACGCCGGGATCGTTGTTTCGTAATCATCTGGCATGAACACACCAATTCCCGGATGGTTCAAAATCCAATTCAATCGTGCTTTTTGGTTATCAGTATAATCCACTGATTGAGCAAACAAGTCATAATACCCACCACCGGGGGTTTTATTAGACATGTCGATTACAAATTTATTTAGCAACATAGCATATAGGCTAAGTTCGCTTGCACCCGTGCCAAAGATGAATTTCGATTTCATCATGACATTGAAACCAGAATACATTTCTGGTATGATCTGATCTTTATATTCACGCCTCAGGCGTTCAAGATCAGCTTCATTTGTCAATGGGTGGGGTTTAATCTTCCCACCGAGATCGGCACATGCATTCAGTCGGCGTTTATCAACTGTTTTTCTCAAAAGATTTGAGCCGGGTAATAAAGCTGAACATTCCATTTCTGGAATATCATAATGGTGCAATATGTATTTATCCAAACGCCCGTGAATGTAATCGGAATAATCTTTGTTTTTCGATGTATCGTAACTCTTACTCAACATGAAACGAAAGAACCGACCGCAACATGGGGTGGAATAGATACCACCTACGTTACCGAAGAATTCAGTATATCTAAGTTCATGTGGATGACCACCGTAGCTGATATCATACTGAATCTTGATACCGCGCTCTTTACAAGCGGCGACAAAAACCATACCAGTCTTCTCTGAGATTTTTAGATTCTCTTCTCTTACTAGATGATATGATTTGTCTTTAATGAGCCTTTTGCTATCGATATGTTTATCACCGAAATTAAAGACCCCCATTCAATTTCTCCCACTCATCACGTACAATTTTGCGAATCTGAGGTTCGAATGCACTAACCAAGTGACTGGTAAGATTTGTAATCTCAGTCTTTACTCTCAATTGGTGGTTATCGATAAGACGGGCCAAATCTTCAATATTCTTGTCCGTCTGCTCATACAGGGTTTCAAGTTTCTCAACTCGTTTTTCAATATCACTCATAATGTAATCCTCTTACCAAACAGTGGTTCTAGAAGTATCGTAGGTTGTATTCCAAGTCGTTGTAAATGCGGTATTGTAGTTTGTGGTATATGTAGTGTTCCATGTCGTGGTGACATTCGTATTCCACGTGGTGCTAAAATACGACCAGTAGCTTGTCGTCCAGTCAGTTGACGTTTGCCACGATGTAACATATGTTGTCGTGACAGAAGTAGAAGTTGAACGAGAAGTTGACCTTGTCGTATCCCAAGCGGTCCAAAATGTAGTGCTTCGGCTTGTATTGGTCGATCTTGACGTTGACCCGCTTGTTGATCTGCTCGTATCTCTATTGGTGTTGTACCAGAACATCGTACCAAGTTCGGCATCAAAAGTATCAGTCTGCCATGTTGTTGTATACGTGGTAGTACCTGACGTATCATATGTTGTCGTTGTCTGCCATGTAGTGGTTCTGCTCGTTTCTCTGGTTGTAATGGAAGTAGTATTCCATGTCGTGGTAGTAGAACCAGAGGTTGATCTAGATGTTGATCTGGATTCAGTTGTATTCGTTGACGTAATATGGCTGGTCCAACGCGAGGTTGTGGTGCTTGTAGACCTGATAGTGGTCGTACTTGTTGACCTCGTTGTACTTCTAGATGTTGCTCTTGTAGTCGTTGTGCTGGTTGATCTTGTGGTTGCGAAAACCGTAATTTCGTCACGTTGATATGCTAGGGATGACCCAGCATACACACGGTTGACTCTAGTTGAGCCAATGTATAGATCATTTACAAGTGTAGAGCCAATTCTAATAGGCATAATATAAGACCATCAATTATCCAGTGATGAAGTAAATCGTATTTGCGTCAGGCGTACCAATTCCGTCATATGCGGCCTGCGTTCCGGCCCAGTAATCTTTTGTTGCAATGCTACCGAACCAACCAAAATCAACCTTACGCAATGCGCCGCCTGATTCTTCCATTAGTAGGTAGTCACCCGCAGTAGGCGCGGCTTCTGTAGTTAGTGCGGAAATCTTAACGTCACCCGGATCACCCGTTGTACCTGCGTTGCGTAGCTTGATCGTGTACGCCGCCATATTGGCCAACTGTGTGTTGCTGATAGAGTCAGCCTGAGGTGCAATGTTAGCCACATTGAACTTACGAAGCGCACCACCAGATTCTTCACCTAGCAACCAGTCGCCAGACGCCGGGGTTGCTTCTTCCGTCAACGAAGAAATCTTAGTATCAGTTGGTCCAGCAGTACCAGCCGTGTTATTCATGAATAACGTATAGGCTGTAAACTGTTCAATGCTAGTATGTGGAATGTAATATGGGTTACCAGAAGTAATAGCAACCCAAGTCGCGTTTGCTACAGAAGGAATCAGGCGAACAGCAGTACCGGGCGATAGGCCCATAGAGTTACTTGCACCAAGATCGATACCATTAGATACAATGTTATCACCTGTATTCGGAACAACGTTGATACCAAAACCTGAACTATTGATAATGACAATATCTCTATCTGTTGTTGCGAATGTAGCTGGTAGATTCCTCGACCTTGCTGTTGTCAGACCACTTACAATCTTCTTGTCACCAGCAGCAACGGATTGATCGGAATCGGCTGTGTCTTGTGTCCAGAGAATAGAATTCAGATCGGTTGCTTGAAGACCGTCAAGCAAATCAGCATTAAGGTTCGAACATAGGGTTGTCGAAGATACAGTAAGTGGTGCCGTGCCTGTTGTTACATCAGAAATGAAACGCAATGCTTGAATGTAATATGAACCCGCATCCCAGTTTGCAGCCAATGGTACAGTACCATCATCTTTCAAAGCACCCGGTGTTGCACCTAGCTGAGTCCAGACAGCAGCAGCCGCATCCGTGTGAACGAGAATCCACGCAATGTTAGTGTCTTGACGAATCCACAATGTACCGTCTTCGTAACCCGTACTATTAGAAGGTGGGTTGCTAGACGGCGATTCAACAACTTCTGGTGCTTGACCTAGAAGCGTATTGAATGCGGCACGCCATGTTGCAAATGTATCGCTTGAAGCTACTGTTGATGGCTTGGCCATTCGTTATTCCTCTTTATTATTTCGCTTTGTCCTCAAGGTCTTTCAGACGCTTCTCCATTTTATTTAGGTCGCGCGCCATCTTGCGAATTTTACTCGCCTGAATTTCTTGGCGATAATTCTTACCTTGTGAACGAATTCTTTCTCTACGTGGTGTTGGTTTTGGCATCTTAATCCACCGCTATTACTCTTAGTCGTTTGCATACTGGGACATTGACAGCATCACCAGAGTACATTTCGACCTTGACTGCAAAGTTATCAAATTCCTCAGATATGCTAATCTTCGGCTCAAATTCATACTCAACAAACTGGGTTGTGTCAACCGATGGGTTGACAGTTCCAACCTGTTCCATTTCACGCCATTCAACATCGGTGTCAAATGCAATTGCACCGTCAACAAGAAGTGCAGGTACTAGTCTCCAAGCCGTTCCTGTTGCGGATGGCTCAGAGAATGTCGTGGCACCAGACACATTCTGATACAGGTTGTAGTCTGTTGGGTTGAAGACGTAGTTACCATCGGCAACACCTGTTGTGGTATCAGTAACATCGTAGACCTTGATTTCGCTTGTCAGAATGTCTGGTTCATTGGTGATCATGATCCATGGGTTAGTGTAACCCAATCCAGATTTCGCAACAAAGTTATTCGGGTCTGATACGCCTGACAAATAAACCCTTTCATTATCTACATCAACACCATCGACAATTACCGTATCCTGTGGCTCCCATGCCGCAGGGGTAGAGCCGCCCGTACCCAGATTCATGTCAAAGTGGTAAACATAGCACCACTGGTCTTTCAATGCAGTATGTAGGCTAGGTTCATTCTGAACTCCAACAGTAAGCGCCGGGTCGCAATTGACGTAACGCACATCTTCTTTCAAAATGCGATACTTCGGAACAACCATGGCGTTTGTATCTGGTAGAGCCGCATCAATCAACACCTTCAATGATGAAGCGTTTTCTTTCAACTGGGTTGTTTCAGAAATGTACTCACCTGAGTCCTTTGTAGCACCGGCTGGTGCATCGGCATCTGGAGTGCGTACAAGATTGTTAATAACAGCCGCGAATGTGCGATTCTTGTTAATAACAGGCGACAACTTGGAATCAGTTGATGCCATCTGAACTTTCAGGTTGACATGGTATGCATTATTACCTGCGCGTGGGTTCTGTGTCAATTCGTCAGTGTACAGTTCGATTGTTTCCTGAGTCTCAAGATCAATTGTTTCCTTGTTGGTGTAATCGATCCAAGTTACATCCGGGTCAAACAAGTACTGCCTTGCAATAGACGTACCATTGATAATCAATTCATCGCTTGCAATGTTCAAAGAGGTTGCAAGGAAGAAACCATCGTCAATGCGTACCCATTTTGCAGGGGTTGTCTGTGGGCTTTCTCCAGCACTTGTGCTAGAAATACACTGGTAAACAGATAGACCATCAGTACCGTGATCAAAGATAATCTCATCACCAGACACGTATGTTGCAGTCGAATCAAAGTAATCCCACTGGCCCTTTGTTCTCATGTACAGAGCCGAAGCACCCGTATCGAACTCGCAACGGCGAATGTCAAACTTGATATCCGCATACTGATCAGGGGTCCATGTGCTTGTGTTCTGTGACTTCAACAGCGAGCCAAGGTGCGGCTGTTTGTCAACACCAACGCCGATATCTTCACCCACTTCTGGAATGATGTTGAAGTTACCCATGCGAGAAATGTATGCGTTGTAATTGTTGCTATTTGACAACAACACGAATGCATATTCAACGCCTTCTTTCAGATAGATTGGGTCACTAAAATTAAATGAGGTCGGTACGAAGTCAGTTGGTGAACCAGAAACTGGGTCGCCATCGGAGTGTGCAAGCACCGTACCTTCTGTATTGTAATGATGCCCGCTATACTCAACCTGTTTCAGTGAATTATTCCATTTCGTTGCAACAACATCGTCAGCTTCGACCGTAACCATTGAGTAAGGTACGATCTTCTGTCCCGGTACGCCCGCGATAGTCTCAACAATGTATAGTGATACTGGCAGGTAACGATCCTTACTGTAGAAGTATACATCGATACCAGACAAGAAGATACCGCCTTCATCTTCAACCAGAATAGTCTGGGCAATCGGGTCGCGCCAGCGCACAAACGTAGTTTCAGTTGAAGATGTTGTGCGGTCACGATTCTCCGAAATAGCCCTTGTGGTGTAAACAGGCACCTCAACAGAAAGAATCTGTTGCTGGCGAGTGTACAATGTACCTTGTGCATTGAACTCGGTAGACGCAATGCTTGTTGGCTGGCTTGGTGCATCTTTCAGCGTCAATACGTTTTTACCGGTACGGAAAGTCTTAGCCGGGATGCTCAGAATACCACGAACATAGCCGTTGGTCTTAGCAACACCTCCGGGGTTTGCACCATCCCATGTTACATAGGCCGAAACGTCAGTGTCAGCAAAGTAAGGCACGACAGCCACAGATGGGCGCAATCCGAATGCTTCGAATTCGATATCAATTGGGCGCATCCAAGGAATGCTAGAAACGTCAATGACACGCTCACCCATATCCTGAGTAACGATATCTGTTCCACTTTGCACAACAATCGTACCAGTTCTGGTTGAACGCTCGGTGGTTGTTGTCGTGGTGTCGCGCACCACGGCAGCCCCACTTCTACCACCCGATCTCCATGTTCCGTTACGGGTTGATGTTGTAACGTCAACGCCAATGATCTGGGTTTGCCATGCACCCCAATTCGGGATGCCCGCATCCGTGCGTAGATACAATGCAAGAATACGAGCCGCTTCTTCTGGGTCGTGAACCTGAGCCGCCGGAGCGTACTGGGTTTCAACCCAAGTGTCAGAAGCCGGGTTCATCAGAATTTCACCAGCCCATGTCGTAACTGCAAATGGGTTGATGTTCATCCACTCAGTTGCATAAGGCTGTGAAACCCATGTTGGGGTTGACAGAACACCAAGTGTAATGACATGATCCCAAGGTGCCAATTTTTCGGAGGTGTTCTGTTGTGAACTTGCTACAGCCGAATCCGTATCGTATTCGAAATCAATATGATTCATTTCATACGGGCAGTGTAGCGCACCTTCGATGTTATCCATAGAGCAACGGTAGGTTGGTTCGAACACGTTACCCTTGGTGTGATTCTTGAAGTTGTCAACGAAGATACCATTCTTGCCGCGAGTCATTCCAGCAGAGTCAACAACCGTATCTGAATAAGCTTCCATTTCAAGCTGTAGTTCAGAAGAGTACTCTTCCAGATTTGCAATGCGGTGATCAAGGTGGCGAATGTCCAACATCGTGTAGTTCTTATTCTCCACACGCTGAATAGCAACCTGATCAGCACCGTAAACGGTTTCTGGATCAGGATCGTACAGGTATGGTAGAAGTAGCGAAGTGAACAGTGTCATGGTGCCCGCTTTATCTGGTGGGCTCTTTGGATTTTCTTCTGCGATACCCTCAGACACACCAAAACGTCCATCCCTATCAACCCAGACCTTATCGCGCCTAGGCAGATAGTGACTGTAGGTTGCATTCAATGTGCTGTAAGGAACAACCAGTTCTCTTGCCGTAGTGGTCAGTTCATTTTCTGACTTGCGGAAATCGATAACGTCACGCAGGTTCCACTTCTTGGTGCCAGCTTCATTTGTGTAGCTTGGCATGTTCGCCTTCAACTCTTCAAGATCGCCATAAAGCGTAGAAGAGCCGAGTGCATATGAATTCATGGTGAAGTAATCACCCGTTGCGCCCCAAGAGAAGTAATGAATCTGGAAACGATATTCCGTGTTGGCATCAAACGGGCCTGTAATAGAAGAGTACCCGTAGTAGAAATCTTTCTGGTTGACATTTAGCGTACATTGGTCTGTAATATCAACAGGTGCACCATTCGGGTCTTCAATGACAGACTCAATAGCAATAACATCCCAATACGGACCAGCGCCTGCCGTCCAGTCACCAGCAACGTTATTGAAAATGATTTCGGTTGTGTTTGAGCCACCTACAGTTCTGTCAAATGCAGATGAAAGCTGTAGCGTCTTCGACCTTGGGGTTGAAGATGGGCGATTGACATGCATGTAAAAGTCATGATTACCAGTCAACCCATGATCAGTGTCAGCCGTGATTGTTCCAGTTGCACCACCAGTTGGGTTTGTTCCAAGACATGTCAGTGAATCAGCAACAACACCCGTCGATGTATTAACGGCGAATATCATTGATGCATATTCATCATTGAAGAAAGTATCACCTGCTTCTGGAACAGTCAATGTGAATGCACCAACAGTGCTGATATTTGGAATCTTGACAATCAGATCATAATCAAGATTGGTCAACTCCTTGACATGAGGCTGCAACTGAATGATTGGCTGATTGTAGCCTGTCATGTTGTTTGGTGTAAACGCTTCAATGTTTACGTATGCGTCCGTTGCACTAGGCGAGCCTGTACCAACAGCACAGATTGAGCGTGTGCTTTGCAGGTCGGTAACAAGTTCCCTGTTATCTGCGAGATACAGGCGAACGCGGCCGTTGTCATCGTCAAGCATGAATACCCTAACCGTACCAACTTGCTCACCCACTCCGTAGAAACCAGACATGAGATAAACAGTTGTTGGTAGTGTCGGGTCGAATGCACCTAGAGTTTCAACACCAACAGGGGTCAATGAGTGACCATCGCCCGTACCTGAACCAGTAGCAATTGTCAACTTGGTTTTAGCTGTTGCGTTTGCAGCCGTTGTCGCCAATGCCAATGTATTGTCATCGATCTTGATAATGTAATAATCGTTACCAGAAGTTGGACCTGTAATCGAAGTGTTACCTTCATTGCTGTAGGTAACTTTGTCACCATTCTCAAAGTTATGACCCGGAATAGTGATCGTGTTTGGTGTGTCATTAACATCAGCAGGGGCGAATACCGCCACTCCCGGAGTCACACGTTCACGCACGTATGTTCCAAACAGTGCAGAAATTGCCGCAGGTGCGTAATCTCTTGTTGTGCGCGGCTTCGATGCTGAGATAGGCAATGGCAGCAGATTTTCACGCTCAAAGCCAAACGCATAGGCGCGCCCGGCACCCAGCATGTAATTGAAGTTCGATCCTGACTGGTAGGCAGAAGTCAGTGAAAATGGTTCAACAGTGTAGTTGCCAGATTCATCATAAGTGCGCTTTGCCAAAAGATCAAGAATGTCCGAGTAGGCAGGCTTCTCAAGTTTCTGCTCAACCTCACCATTGGTGATCTTCATTACTTGGTGGAATTCGCTAGGCTGAGTGCCATCTGTGTAAGAGGTCAACATAACCTCTACCATGTAACGATCAGCACCCGGCGCGTCATTGTTTGAACCTGTTGCGTTATCCTTGATTTCGTTACCGAGAATAACAGCCGTCACTGGGTCAAGTTCTGTTGTGTCGTTGGCCGTAAGCGTTACTTCACGATATTCATAACCAACAACAAACGTACCCGTGGTGCCCGTCTTCGTAATGAATGCCACCTGAGGTAGCACAGCACAGAAGAACCCGTTGATCCACACAACACCTTCCGAAACGTTGGCGCGCATACCTGTACCAATGCCAGAAATGTTGTCAGTTGCAGCAAGGTAAGAGGTCTGATACTTTGTAGGGAAATCGGTGGCATCGTTGTCGTTGTAATTCACCGTCATGAAGTGACCGCTGATCAGTGCATTATTCGTAGTGAATTGACCACCTACGTAATCCAACTGCAAGCGTACCTTTGCTGGTGAGCCACCGATGTTATCAACCGCAATAACTTTAGCCAGCGGGCCAGATGGGTTCGAAGCTGTGCCGCCTGCGCTACCATCCCAGCCCTGAATGTACTGTCCAACCAGTTCAGCAGCATTGCCGCTGATCTGCGTCGAAGTACCGACCTGTGTGATATCCTGCAATTCTACTTCAATGTATGGCGCGTTTTTGGTGACCTTGATTTCGGCACCAGAAACGGGCGAACCATCTTTGAAGATGTGATTCGCCAACTGTTGCATCTGCCACTGAGCGGCGGTCTGCAACTGTGTCAGTTCGCGTGCCTGTACAGCCGCGGCTGGCTTGAATAGAATGCGTAGAAAGTTGCGATAGAAAACAAAGTCGTCCCTGTATGGGGTAACGTTGAAATCTTTGGTTGTGTAATCAGCCATGAATTAGAATTCCAGAATTGTTCTTACTGTCTCTGTTTGTCCAGCGGTACGGGTTACTGTGGTACGATTGTCGATTGTCATCACAACATCTCTGGTCAACGTCAGGTATGATTCCCACGCTGATCCAACCCATTGTGCCGTCAATCTGTCCCCCGACGAATTTTTTGGATTTCGCAAAATTGCAACCTGACGATACTCAACGTTTGCAATGATGCCTCCCGTACCCGCCGAATCGGGGAACGCCAACGTACATCCAACATAGTATGCACCCAACGTATGATCCGCTTGCCACTCAACCCACGTATTTGCCGAGTCTTCTGCCAGCGAAGCACCCGAGGTAGTAGCACCCGCCGTCAAACATTGGAAAATCTTCGATGCGGGATACTGACCATATGTACCATCGGAGTCATCACCCTGTCGAAGAACACCCTGCGTTACTGTTGCGTCACCGTTTGTGTATGCCGCGGCACTAGAAGGCACGGGCATCCAAGATTGTGTCAACATTGAATTGGGTACGTCACCGCCAACACCAATCGTATACAAATACGCCCACTGATAGCCGTCAGACTCGGTCGCTGGAGCAGGGGTCGCCCCTTCGGGAGTCGTATGGGTGGGTTCTTCTGTTGACGTTCCGCCACCCGCAGTCAGCAGTTTGTACACCTTTGGTGACGCCTCGGTGTTGCACACGTAGAAGTTGCGCCCATTGGCGTTATCCAACGTACCCGAACCGACTTCATTGGTTTCATCAGGGACAACGTATGAGTTACCTGAGGTCCACGTTTTACGTGGCACAAGTAAGTCCGTATCGTTGGCGGCTGAAATCTGTCCAGCACCAATAATATTCTGCCAGAAGTTTTGCGCGTCCTGATAACAGTCTAGCGGGGTATCTGGTACACTTGGAGTTGTCCATTCACCACCTGCATTACCCAGACCCATGTAGATACGATCTGTACCACCTGCGTCATGCGGCCGTTGTGAGAATTTTAGGCATGTTCAGTTCCTATTTGTTAATCCTATTTATACCAGTCTTTCACTAGTGATTGTGCATGTTTCGCCCGTGTCGGCAGTGAGTGTTTCTCCTGCATCCAACGTGATACTGTTTGCAGTGACATTCGCCACAAGGTATCTTCCATCGTTGAGCGTTGAGCCAGAGATAGTAATGTAATCCCCAGCCTGAATCCAAGGCGCACCTACAGCAGTGCTATCAACGAATGACCATCCACCCGCCTTCGTAATCGTATCTGGGTTTGCATTGTTGAATGAAATGCCACCATAGTCAACACCGATGGTGATTTCACTGGAGTCAATGAATCCAAAGCGTGAAGTAGCATTGGCATCAAAGTCGCCAATGATAAGGGATTCCCACTCAGAGATAAGAACGCCGTTTGCTTCACGGTTCAGTTCCTGCCATGCCCATGTACGTCCAAACCCGTAATTATTTATGTATTCCAGATCATATTCTTGGACTGACAATTGCACGCCAGACCAATTATTATCCAAGTATGGATACAATTCGAATAGCTGATTGTAGCTATAAAGGACACCATGGGTCTTGGTGATTGTTCCATCGACCACCAGTGTAGTGGCGGTCACGTTTACAACAGTGTGATACCCATTGTTGAACCTTCCTGCGCTTACATAGATGGTGTCACCAATCTGGAAGAAATCGGTGAAGTCATACGGAAGGGTTGTCGAATTCTCAGTGAACGTCTGTGTAGCTGTAGAGGCTGAAATGGTATTCGACATGTATTGCTGTCTGTTGGACAAATTGGCAATATCGAAAAACGATTCGAAGTCCACTGCAAGAGGCTCATTGGCGAAAGCGTCCTCATTCTGGAGTACTCTAAGACCGGCGGTTACCGTAACGGGGGTCCCTGTCAAATTTTCGGTCGCGAGGTTAGCCCACGGCTTCAAAACCAAGGTGGTCGAATTTGGAGTGTCCTGCACCCTGTACCATCCATCATTCAATGAGGTGCCAGTTAGCGTGATCAGGTCACCTATATTGAAATGCTGGTCGAATGCGCGTCCTGCTCCGCCTGCGGTGATGGTATAAGTGTTACCA